CGTACCTCCTACCATTATAGGTGCGACCTTAGCATTTCGAAGAGCTTGGATAATGGCAGGATTTTGACGAGTACGTTGAACGGAAAAATTGATAGACGGTCCATAGTATTCAATGACATTGATAGATACATCTTGGACGTTCGATTGTTTCCCTCGCGTGTCTGTTACCCAAGCTCTTACGGTAGCGTTACCATTAAAGTTCATCATACCTAACTTACCGCCGTTTTCGTTGACCGCTTGGTTCTTACCAACGAGTTCAGCGTGAAATGCTTGGATAGTAGATCCATAGGCGCCGGAAGCATTGTTGAAGTTGACTTGAATGTTCGACATAATTTGAAGGAAGTTGTTCCCTGTCAAAATCTGTCGAACCGCTGAAGTCGTGTCTACTAAAGAGATACCCGAAAAAGTAGGACGTACACTATCAGGGATATTAAACTTCCATCCATTTGAATAGACGTCACTACCAATTTGCGTCGTACCGTTATAGGTTCGAATACAGATGTCCATTGTCCCAGAGCTTGATTTAGGTAAGTATCTTGCTAAGTCAAGTGACGGCGTAAAGGATACGCTAGTGGTATGATTTTTACCTAAATCTATCCAGTCACTACCGAAAACTCGGTACCAAACTTGATGCGTAAAAGAGTTCACTTTTCGATTAAAGATAACCGTATGTAAAGATCCTAGATTTCGATTTCCCTCAAAACTAGAAATCTGCGTCGACCTTGGAATACTGTCTAAAGTGTAATTAGTTGAGATAGTGATATTTCCGTGAACCCCGTTATTAGGATCAAACGAAGCCCAAACAGACATTGTCTTCGTCCCGTCACTATTGTGAGGAACAGTCACTTCTCCACTCGCAAGCGTTACCTCTTCGCCGGACGTGTCATAGTCTGGGTGACTACTATGAACACTTGAACCATTTAGCCATACGGAAAGGTTACTAATATTTCCATAAGTCCACGTTCTATAAGCTCCATCGCGGTCGACAGTAGCTCGCCAACTAACTCGCGAGGAGTTGTTCGTTACGTCCTGACTAACTTGTTCGACGTAGAGGTTCAAGTGAAGAGGGCCGTATGAGTTGATAAATTTTGTCATTTCTTTCTCCTTATCCTACATACCGAATCACGTTCATGTCAGGATTAAACGAATATTGTTCCGTTCTAAATCGGCCGACTTGAATGGATTGGGTAAAGATCCCGTTATCGATGTGAATGACCCCTTGCGTAAGGTACATAACTTCCTTACCTGCGGAGAACATAGAAATTCGGTCACTTGATACCTTAATGGTAGAGCTACCGTCGTTCTTACCGATAATTAGACCTTCATTAGAAGAGCTCATATAACTATCCACGAACTTTTTCAGTTCCCGTAGACCGCCAAGCTCTTGGATAGTAGCTTCAATTCGACTTGCGGCTAAGATTAGGTTGGCTTCGGATTTTTGAATAGCTTCTTCATTAGCTTTCATCCTACCTTCGTAAGCCTTTTCTAAATTGCTTAGTTGTTCCATGGTAGCCTTAGCTTTCAGTTCTGCGTCATGTAACTGAGTTTTTTCAGTTAAGGCTAGCAACTGCTGATCAGTTAGCTTTTGGTTAGCTTTTTCGTCTAATTGAGATTGGATATCTTCCACGGCTAAAGACCAGTCTGTTGGTACGTTACCAAGTTCTAGTTTCATACCGCAGATTTCGATATTACCTGGACCGTTTTGACCGAACTGAATACCGTTGTTTTCTGTGTCCGCAGTAAAGGATAGACTATACTTAACCCAATTCTTGTTACTAATAGTCTTAACAAGTACCCTATTAGTGTCGTTCGTTGTCCAAGATCTTATTAGCAAGTTAACATTAGGACGATCACTCGTAGGACTTACACGAGCCCAGCAGGACATGGTATAACGTTGACCGACGATCAGTTTAACGTTTTGACCTAAATCCGTGTTTCCGTTGTTCGTGTTGTCCTTAACTCTAATACCTTTTAGGATACCCGGTACCGGGTAATTGTTCAGTGTCACTACTTCAGCAGTTCCGTTACCTCCTGACCTAACGTTCCAAGTAGTACCTACTCCGTCTTTGATAGGAAGTGTAGCAGTATTTCGAAGTAAGTTTTGAGAACCAACTTGAACATTAGCAAGACGGTCGAACCATTTATACTTCGTTCGGTCTCTGCTATCGGCTTGTGTATAATCGGAGTAATAACCCATATATTGTTGATTATTATCTTCCAAACTGAACTCACGTGATCCGTCTGCGCTTGAGGCGTAAGCTATATGGAAATAATTTGTCTTACCGTCTGCGCCCGGCTTCCCAGGTATCCCTTGTGCTCCGTCATTACCCTTCCACTTCGTCCAGCGATATGCTGCAGGATCTTTGGAGTGTTCAGGGTTAAAATCCTGATACTGTCCAATATAAGCGCGACCCTGATCCGTGTGACTAAATCCTTCCCCATTAGGACTATCGGAAAAGGCTATATGAGTATATTGTGAACGCCCGTCACGTCCAGTAGCTCCAGGAATACCTTGTAGCCCTTGCGGACCTTGTAACCCTTGTAGCCCTCTTGGACCTGTTTCACCGATTTTAGAGATGGAGTATCCTGTCTCACTTGTGTTGTCCGTGTACGTCCAAACAGTTTTTGTCCAAAGGAAAAAGCCCGGTTGAACGTTTGGAATGTTCGAAGTCCAATTTGTTGTAGGTGGAACAGTTCCGGAGGTAGAACCTGCATAGGTAATCGTCGTAGACTTGATCCCTACTCCGTCCTTACCTGCTATACCATCACGTCCATTATTTCCGTCGCGTGGAATATAGGTCTTTTGGTAACCAGTTTCATTAGTGTTGTCCGTATAGGTCCAAATTGTTCGAGTCCATAGATATTGACCTTTTATAAGCGCAGGAACTTGACTTGTCCAAGATCCAGGTTGAACAGTATCATTCATACTAATACCATACATCACTGAAGTATTTTTTAGTCCTAGTCCGTTCTTACCCGGTACACCGTCGTGCCCTGGATCTCCTTTAGCGCCGTCCTGTCCGTTACGGGATACTGAATAGCCAGTCTCCGTCGTCTTGTCTGTATAGCGCCAGGTCGTGCGTGTCCAAAGGTAATGTCCTTGTGGAACAGTAGGGACTTGCGTTGACCATCCTCCAGCAGGTGCGACAGTAGAAGAGTTCGAACTTGCGTACATGATTTCAGTAGCAGCTATACCGACTCCGTCTTTACCTGCGATACCGTCTTTACCAGTATTACCGTCTTGTCCAATATAGGCAACTGAATAGCCAGTCTCGTGCGCCCCGTCTGTATATCGCCAAAATGTCTTCGTCCACAAGAAGCGCCCTTTGATTAGTTCAGGAACTTGCTCGCTCCAGCCACTTTCAGGCTCCTGCGTACCGGAGACAGAAACGGCATAGGTAATCGAAGTATCTGCTATACCTACTCCGTTCTTCCCAGCAACTCCGTCCACGCCGTCGCGTCCTGGAGATCCTTGTTCCCCCTGAGGACCTTCCGGCCCTTGTAGCTTGACCCAAGTGAAGTCGTCAGGGACAAGTTCATTAGGGTGTTTGGTTGTCGAAATGACCCCGATATACTTCCCGGATTCAGCGTTGAAGTTTGTACCTAAGATATCGTCTGCGTACCTAATAACGACGTGCGATTCAGTTTCAAGTTCTCCAGCTAATACACCTTCGCCGTCCTCGTTCAGTAAGTCCATAAGATCGCGTCTTGGATCTTGGAACGTTAAAACAGACTGAGATAGGTCGTCATAGTCGATTTTTCGGGAAGAAATCTTGCGCCATTCGATAACGCTATAATGGTCATCGACAATCAATTGAGTATGATGTAGGTCTGGGATCTTTTTATACAAGACCGCGGAAGCCTCGTACCCAATCAAAGGTCGACAGTAGATATCTAAGTAAGCCCTTGCAGCGCTCATTAGATTTTCTTTAATCTTAAAACGTTCATCACTTTTAGACTTCGCAATGTAACGAGGACGCATTTGACGTGCCGTAAACCACGAGACGTCAATGAGGTAGTCGCTACCATTGTTGATTGAAGCAAAGGTCAAAGGCTCCTGACTTCCTTCTTCCTTTTTACCTGTCAATTTGTAGGCCGTACAAAGGTTACGGGAGTCTTCTTGTCTCGTCACGTATTTCAAATTCTCTTCCACAACCAACGGGAAGTCAACTTTGGACTCTGTATAAGGTTGCAAGAATACGACTGTTCGAACTATTCGAACTTCCTGCTCTAATAGTTCTTCATAGCCGAACGTGATCTCTAAATTGTATTGCTTCGCTAAATATCGTAGGTGCCATAGCATGGAGTTTTCTTTAGCCGTAATACTTCGAACTCTTTTATTCGCTCCGTCAGGTGGACATACTACTTGAACCCATTTACCTGCGTCCTTGATAATGTCCTGCGCTACGGCGCCGACAGTAGTTGCGACATGCTTCAAAGGTCTTGGAAGTCCTTCAGCGAGTTCGTACCACAAGGCGTAACAAGTGAACTTGGTTAGTCCTTTAGTATCTTCGACGTCTTGTGCGTACTTAATACGGAACCAACGTCCTCCAAAACTAATAATATTTTCGACTTTTAGATGTTGGTAAATCGAAGAAGTTTCAATGCTTTCAAAAGTGAAGACTTCCTTACCTCTTGCGCGGGTTACGATTTCATCTTCGTACATCTTACTGAAGATTTCCACGCTGGCGCCAAGTAGATTATAGTTTTGGTCATAAACATAAACAATATCGTCCGGGATAGGACTCATTATTAGGCCGTTATCTAACATGAAATCTCCTTTCTAATAGTAAGATGGACTTAGGAACATCTCTACCGTTACCGGCAAAGTCGTTGTCCACGAAGCCGTATCGTTTGCGCGATATTGGATCTTAATTGTAGCTTCACCATTAGGTACTTTGAAAAAAGCTCCTCGTTTAATGTACCTAAAAATATTTGTAGCTTGTTGACTTGCGCTAATTTTAATTAGTTCAAAAGTACCTAAGTTCAACATAACTATTGAACCTGCTTCCATAAGTACCGAGTTAGTTCCAAACTCCACAAATTGTCCTGAACTTTTTTCTTCGATACGGAAGTAGCCGTTCAGTTGATTTGCTGCCCGTAACTCTAATCGAACTTGACGAGTAGGGCGTCCAGGGTTGGGAAGTTTATCCCCTCCATCAGCGGCTTTAAAAGTATACGATTTTCGAATGACTGAATTAGTGTACTCATAGCCATCTTTGAACTGAATACCGATTTTGACAATCAAAGTCGCCTCACCTAAGACAGGAACTTCGGTCAGTGATCCATGTTCACTTTCACCTAAAAACTTACCGAAGCGGTAAAAGTCTGGATCTTCTTTAGTTGATAGTCGCCAAAATGATTTCGATCGAATGAACTGTTTAAACTCGCGATATTTTGCGTTTACTTGTTTTTCCGATAAGCCTTTGAACAATACAGTGACGCTCCCTGTTAGGCCGGATAGAGCAGTAGACGGAGAATCTAATACTCCGTCTATCCCCTCTGGGTTTTTGAACCCTGAATCCTTAAATCCTGCCAAGGTAAGCCCTGTATAGTCCAGCACGGTCGCTCCTTTAGTCGACAAGTCAATGCCGTCCGCTAAAAGCGTTTGTCTGTTTGCCATACTAGCCTCCTTATGGTGTTACGATGTTACCAAACCCTGAAAGGGTTTCTTTACTTTTATTATAAAGACCGCGTGAGAGTTTGTCAACGTCGTCATTATTGCGAACCACAATAGTTCCAATAGAAATTGTGGTGTGATCCTTACCTCCGGAAGCTCCTCCTCCTTGAGGTTTATCAGGATCTTTATCCTTGTTACCGTAAAGGTCAACTTCTGGCGTTCTAATAGCGTCTAATACTTTACCGAATCCAGGTTTTGGAAGTTCGTCCGGCATCTCGTCTACAATTTGTTCGAAAACGTCTTTGACCTTTTGAACAACTCCATTTTCTTGGATGTTCATCTTCACATTGCTTAGAGCGTCCGTAACTGTTGAAGCCATTTCAATAGCCTTGTCACGTGTAGTTCTAATCATGTTACCGATACCGTTCACAAACCCTTGTCCGGTATATACCCCCATTTTTTCCATCACACGAGAGGGTGAGTGGATACCGAGGAAGCCTTTGACGGCGTTCAACGCACTGCTAGCCATGTTTGCCGCAGCGTTTACGGCCGAGCTTACCATTGAACCGATACCGTTAATGAACCCTTGAACCAAGTTGACCCCGGCGCTTACCATTTGTCCAGCGAATCCAGTGATACTAGAAATCATAGAGCTACCCATTGAACTGATCTTACCGACTACGGAGCCAATCATGGAACCAATACCACTAATAAGATTTCGAATTAAGTTTGCTCCTCCAGATAACATCTGTCCTAAGAAGCTCGCAATCTTACTCACCACTTGACCCATCATAGAGGCGATTGTGGAGACGAGTGACCCTATTAGAGAGGTGATACCTTGGATCAATGCTTGTAGAAGTTGAACCCCTGCTTGGAGTAGTTTAGGGACATAGTCTACAATAGCTTTGAGTAACGCCATCATAATTTGAATCGCTCCAGCGAGTAGCTGCGGGATCATTTGGATCAAACCTTGTATCAACGCAAGTAGCAATTTGGCACCCGCTTCAAGTAGTTGAGGCAAGTTCGACAAGATTGAAGTCAATAACGTTGTTATAATTTCAATCGCTGCTACAATAAGTTCCGGGATCATTTGAATGAGTCCTTGGATAAGAGCCATAAGGATTTGAATACCTGCCTCTAGGATAGGGCCAATATTTTCAATCAAAGCGTTCACAAGTCCCATAATGATCTGTAACGCTGCTTCTAAAATCATAGGTAGTGCTTGGATTAGTCCTTGGACAAGTCCTGTGATGATTTGTAACGCTGCTTCTATGATAGCAGGTAGAGCCTCTACAAGTCCTTGAATAAGAGCTTGGATGATTTGTATCGCTGCACTAATAATCGTTGGTAACGCTTGAATAAAGCCGTTAAATAACGCCATAATAATTTGGATCGCTGCTTGGATAATAGTTGGTAGTGCTTGCGCAATACCGTTTATTAGAGCCGTTAGGATTTGAACCCCTGCTGCAAGTATTGTCGGTAAGACTGTCGATATTGTCTGTACCAAGGATTCAATTACCTGGGAAATAACGGACACGACACCCGGGATAGCATTAGCTATACCTTCGATCAACTTAACTAAAATCTCTGTTCCTTTTTGAACGAAAATCGGCAAGTATTGATTGATAGCATCCGCAGCGCCTTGGATAGTGCTAGTCAAGTTATCGAATACCTGAGTAATTCCATCAGCGTTCAGTTCCCCTGTACGAGCCCAAGCGGTTAGGAACGACACTACGAGACTAATGACGAGACCTAAAGGACCTGTAATCCCAAAGAACGCAAGTCCTACCTTAGTCAGTACGGAAGCAGCGATGGACATGACCCCTCCAACCTTACCAAAGGCACCTCCTAGCCGTTCAAGTCCGCTACTAATGAACGAACCTATTGAGGATCCTGCTTGTCCTAAGTTGATACCAAATTGTTGTAAGGTATTAGCAACTTTCGAACTAATAGCAGAACCGAGCTCTTTTACCTTTTCAGTGGCTTTTTGTAACCACTCCCAAAGGACTTTCAATTTCTCTGCCGTCCATTCTACGGCTACTCCTAGTCCCTTTTTAATAGCAGGCGCTAAGCTATCGATAAAGTTACGGAACTTCTCGGACTTAGTGTACGCTATCATAAGGACGGCGACTAGGGCGTAGAATGCGGCGACTACCAGAGCTATCGTACCCATCGTTCCCATAAACGCAGGTCCTAAGAATTGCATAGCTATTCGAAGTTTCACCATTGTCGTTATCACTGTTCCAGCTATTAGCAATAGAGGTCCAAGTGCTGCGACCATTCCAGCGAAAATAACTACCATTTTTTGACCTACGGGAGACATATTAAGGAACGCTTCAATAAGTTTAGTGATCCCACCTACGACCTTCGTCAATGCGGGTTCTAAAATTTGTTGAATGACAATCGCTGCGGATTCAAACGCTCCTCCCATTTGTTCAATCTTACTAGCCAGGTTGTCTTGCATAGTCTCTGCCATTTCCCTTGCGGCTCCATCGGAGTTGATAAGAGCATTAGTCATTTTATCCAATTTCTCTGGACCTGCGTCTAATAGTGCGAGCATACCTGAGAGGGAGTTTTGACCGTACAAGGTTACGAGGTGTCGGTTCCGTTCTTCTTGCGTTAGCCCGGCGGTAGCTGTTTTCAATTGGGCAATTTGTTCCCGAAGGGGAATCATCTTACCATTTGCGTCGTAGAACGATACGCCTAGCTGATCCATGGATTTAACCATAGCCTTAGTTGGTTTAGCAATACGAGACAAGGCTCCGCGAAGTGTCGTACCTGCTTGTGAACCTTTGATACCGGCGTCGGCCATAATACCGATAGACGCTGCGGTTTCTTCTAAACTTAATCCCATCGAGTGAGCAACCGGTGCGACGTATTTCATCGCTTCGGCCATGTCGACGGTCTCTGCGTTCGTATCTGCGGCAGCTCTTGCGAATACGTCCGCGACGTGTCCTGCTTGTCCTGCTTCTAATCCAAACGCTCGTAGGGAGCTTGCCATCGCCTCGGAACTTGCTGCTACATCTCCTCCAGATACCGCAGCGAGGTCGAGGACACCCGGCATAGCGTCCATGATCTCGTTCACTTGGAAACCAGCTGAAGCGAGGTTTTCCATACCTTGCGCAGCCTCTTTAGCACTGAAGGCCGTCTTAGCACCGAGTTCGATTGCCTGACGTTTCATCTGGTCAAGTTCTCCACCTGTTGCCCCTGCGATAGCCTGTACCCGGGACATTTGAGCTTGGAACTCGTTCCCTACCTTAATGGAAGTCGCAGCTATACCTAAAAGAGGTAGCGTTACGGCGGTAGATAGTACCTTACCCATGCCAGTCAACGCTGAACCAATTTGGAAGGATTTGGACGTCTCAACTGCTAGTCGTTGAGCCTGGTTCTGCGCCAAGTTCAGTTGATTAGTAAAATTGGAAATGTCTAGCGTCATTTTAGCTGCTATTGATCCAAAATCCATATATCTTCCTTTCTATTCAATAAAAATAGGAGCGACTAAATAAGTCACTCCATTAGCATTTGCAAACCTGGATTTCGTTTTTCGTCTCCAGGGTACCTAGGAGTCTTATCATCCGCGATGTATCGAATGTAAGCTACGGCCGCAGTATCGAAGCAATAACGCCCGATTTCTGTGGTCAACCCTACGACATCACTAGGTCTAATATGAAATTCAGTAGCGACTGCTATGACATTAGACATTTCCTTCGTTTGAACGAAAGGACTCCGCCGAAGCTACCTCTCCGTACATGGCGCTGAAGATCGTCATCAACTGATCGTCCGTCATGTACTCCCCAATTTCTGCATAGGTAGGTTGAACCAATGCTGCTTCCGCAAAGACACGCAAAAGCTCGGCCATGTCCTGGATCCCTGAATCACTCTTGTTCAGTTTTTCCAGGGCTTTGCGTTTTTGGTCGTCTGTGATAGACGCCATTGACAAGTCATCTTTAGTGACTTCTTGTGTCTCACCGAAAAGTTCAGTTACCTTACCTAAAAGGGTATTAGGGATACGACCGTTCGCGATCAAGTTCATTACCCCAGCGGAGCGAATTTGAACGTAGATCGGTTCAGCGTTTTTCCCGAACCCTGGAAGAGGAATGACTTGGAACGATTTTTGACGAAATTGTTCAGCGGTGATAATGTTGTTATTCATAGCAGTACCTTTCTAAATTTATGCGTATTGGGCGACAAGTGTAATATCGCGGTCAGGCATAACACTTGTATCGAAGTTCCACATAGTGGTTTCACCGAGGACTTTCCAGCCTTTGAAGACTTTGCCGTCCGTGCGTGTAGGATCTGCAGGTTTAGGAGTTACCTTTTTACCTACTTCAACTTTGACAGGATTAGCCGTTCCGTTACCTCCAGCTAAATCATACTTCACATTGCGAAGGATAGCAGGGAGTGTAGGAACATAGTCCATTGACTTAACAGGAAGTCCAGCTTTAGTAGCCTCGCGGGCTTTGATTTTGAACTCAGGTGCATAGAACTCTTTACCAATGTTGAGTCCTGGAGCGCTACCAGTACAGTTGTTCAAAGTGATTTTGACGTAGTTGACGATGGAGTCTCCTACATAGTTAGGCACATAGATATTCATCCTAAATGGCTTCATATTTGTTGCGCCTTGTGCAAGCATTGGTGAGTCATATCCGGAGATAGCTTCGTTCACTTTGCGAACAGTACCACCTTCAATCAATGCCATAATTTCAGGGTCAAACGTGTTGTCCTTGAATGTTAAGTCGTAACCGTACAAAAGGTCTGGCGTACGCACGATCGCAAGAATACGAGTATCATTGCGTTTTACGTCTTCCGTGCCCTCAGAGGTTACGGCTTCTAGTTCCGCAGTTTCAGCGGTGTCGACTGTAAACTTGGATCCACCAACTTTTGGTAGTTGAGTCATTGGATCAAGTTCTTCAATTTCGACAAACTTAATTCCGTAAAGAATATCCTTACTCATTTATAGATTTCCTCCTTGTGGTATTCTATATTCGATTTCTAGTCTATAACGAGATAACATCGTATCAAAGTAGTCACCTGTCTCCGAATAAGTTACCTCGTAACCCATGTCTTTGATCAGTTGTCGAACTCTTTGACCATAATCATCTATCCCTATAATTGAATTAGAGTGGACGTAGATTTGAACCTTCCAGTAGGCAAAACTTCCTAGACGGTTCGTAGCACTAGGCATTCGATGACTGAACCTAAGTACGATATAATCATCCGGACGGTCTAATTCATCCTCCGTTTCGCCGAACTGAAGTCCAGGTATCATAGGAGTAGGAGACAGTTGGTAAGTTGGTAGTATCTCCTTCAGTCTGTCCATCATTGAAGTTCGTTTTGTCATTTCATCCTCCTAGTCTACTAATCGTCTTAGAGCCCTAAACAATTCTTCCACATTGTCCTCTATAGACTGCTCTAGTATCTTGTATTTACGTCCATGCGCTAGTTCTAACCAAAAGCCGTAGCTCATATGGTGCGATACTGCGATCATAATTTGATCCTTACTGACCCATGCGGCTTCCCCCTTCAATTTTTGACGAGCGTTACCAGTTCGGTCTGTCCAAATCGCGTTCGATTTTGCGTAAGCCTCCATTTTAGTTGAAGCTATCTCACAGACTAATAAAACAGATACAAGGAACTTGCTTCGGTATTGTTCACAGGACTGAACAAATTGACTAGGATCCCATACAAGATCAGCCATTAGTCCTTTATCTCCAATTTTAGTTCAATTACAATATTTTGCTCTAAAATGTTATGTACTTCGACGACACGATATCGGCGCCCTGACTGAATAACCGTAACGGTATCAGCGGGTTTGATATCATGTCCATCTTCGTACATAATAAAGATCTTAATCCCATTTTGAGCAAAGATTCTACCTGCGTCCGTAGCGTTCGAAAGTAAATCCGGGGTCGTAGTGTTATCGAATAGACAAGTTGCGTTCTCTAAAACGTTACTTCCTTTAGGGTCCCGCTTTTTTCCTCCGTAACCGTCACTGATCCATGCGTCCCGGGTCACTTTTATCTGCGTCGGCGCAGTTTCAATAGCTCGACGAACTTGAGCCTTAACGTAGTTGATGTCATAGGTCATGTTCCGTCCGCCCTTTTCATTAAGATAGTGGAACCTGAACTAGATGAAAGGTCTTGCTCCTGCTGCTCGGCTTTATACTCGTCATAGAAGAACTGAGCCATTTGCTTCCAGTAGTCTGCGTCCCCTTTCAAGCTAATAGGTCCAAGAGTCACCACGTCGTTTCGTGTTTTAAGAAGGCATAATTTATAGCTTACATACGCAACCGACTTGTGATGATCTAAAAGAGCGGAGATGTACTCTTCTGGGTAAGGGTTAGGGGAGTCGTGGTTCCCTATGTTCGCCTTAACCAAGTCAATATCCGCTTGATTTGCCATTTTATTCTCCTAGTTCGTAGTCAATAAGGGCGTCAATGTATTCACTTTTTCGAGTGAGTCCAGTTAGGTCAATACCGTTAGCTTGCGCCAGTTCAGCGAGTTGAGGAACTGTCATAGCTGCGTACTCTTGTCGCATCTTTTCGACTTCGTCCTCGTCATCTAAAACTGAACTATCGGTAGTGACGTCCGTACCCTCGGCTTCCTTCAGTTCAAAAGCCAAACCACTTTCAACGAGGGAAGCAGCAAGCGCATCGGGACAATGGAACACTGAACCCGTATGCGCTACACTTCCGGAGACAATCAACGTACTCAGTGCTTTTAGTGTAGCCATAAATTACCTCCTAAAATTAGCCTTCGTTGGTTTTGATAACCCCAACGTAGTCGATTCCTTCGAATGATGGGATCATTACTGCAGAAACGACAGTCACCACGTTCACAGGGTGTTTTTCCATGTATGTAGTGACAGTAGGTCCACCTGAAAGGACTTGAACCTGTGCGTCTGTTCCACCTGAAGCCAAGTCAAACGCTTCTGGAGTAGTTCCGTACCAAGTGTGACCAACTGGATCTGGCGGAAGAAGGACAACGACGTGATCATCGATCAAGTTGAACTGACGAATGTTACCTGAGTCAGGAAGTTTGTCAGCGTCAGCGAATTGTGCAATCTTTTTAGAGTACACCGCGATTTGAAGTTGAGTCTTCTCAGCGATGAACTTTTCAGCGTCCGCAGCTAATAGCATGAAGTTTTCCCATGATCCTTGAACTCCAATCGCAAGAGCTTTCTTAATAGAGTCACTCTTAGTCATGTTGTTGTAAGTGTTACGGTTCATAATCATACGAGTAGGTCGAACCCCTGTACGATTTTCCATGTCGTCCATAGCCGCCAAAATGTCAGCGATAGGGTCCGATGTAGTACGGTCAGTCCATTTCTTCGCTGCGGTGTATTGTTGTTTAGCGTCCATGTTGTAATCATAGGTATACTGAGCTTCACTGTTGGTAGATTTAACAGTAAATTTACCGTACTGAAGCAACTGCATACGCATGTATTCGGCTTGCGCTTCTACACCGTCGACAAGGTTTTTAGTGTCATTGTAAAGCTGAGTGATGATTGGTTGAGCCATTCCTTGACTTTGAGTCAATAACAATTGAAGTTGTTGACGGTCTTTTTCACCCAAGCGCATTGATTCACGGAAGAACGCCATTTCAGTAGCTTGTTTACTAAATCCAGCACGTTCGCGGATACTTGCCTTAGCATCGTAGTTCGAAGGTTGGATAGTTACCGGTAGGTTGTTAGCTCCTTTTAGCCAAGAAATGTCTGTCCCTGCTTGTTGCGCATTAGGGAAAAGTGAAGGTCCAAGGTAAGGAAGGGCGTTCGAAGGTAGAGCTTGAATGTAAGCAGCGACCTCACTCGCATTTAGGTAATCATAAATATTCATCTAATACTTCCTCCTATTTTACTACCAAAATCATTGGGTTTTTAGTTTCAGGAACTGCTCCAGCAACTTTTTGAAGAGCTGCGTATTTAACAAATCCATGAACAAGAACAGTGACAGTGACTTTATCTTCACCGTCGTAAACACGTTGATCCGCAAAGATAACGCCATCAAATTGTTCACCAGTTTGAACCACTTCAAGTCCAGTCTTGCGACCGTCGAGTGTAGTTGCGTTCTTCACGCAGGTTCCGGCTAAAATATACTTCTTACCACCTACGTCAGTAGCAGCAGTAGCAGGGATTTGAGCACTTAGGGCGACATAATGGTCTGGGATTGCGACAACGCTTCGAGTAGTTTGATTGAAATCAGTTTTCTTAACTCGTACATTAGGCATAGCCTTTTCCTCCTATTATTTAAAGAATGTAGCTTGTTGCTGACCAGTAGCACTTTGTGATTGAGCTAATGATTCAGCGAGTTGCTTACCAAAGGCACCTACTTCACGTGGTTCCGGAACTCCTGCGCCTATGCGACCTGAGTTACCTGGGTTCCCTGTGCCGGAAGCTCCTTTGTGAGAAGATTCAGGGGCAGGGTTTTCCTCGTCTTTAGGGTTTTCTTTGAATAAGTATTTACGAGACTCGCGCAAAGACTTTAATTGGTCTTCTAAACCTTTGACGTTACCTTTGTCGTCGACTGTGATATCGTCCAGGTTCATAAATCCAAGAATGTCCGCTGCGGGAGCAATGGAATCAGTGATCAAAGGATGTAGAGCCGAAATAACTGAAGCACTTTTAGCTATTTGAGTTTGGTTCTCTAATTGACTTTGTAGGTTTTGAATCGTAGCCTGCGCATCACTACCATCTTCGACCTGCTTGGACAATGTAGCTACTTCCTTCTTGTAGCCTTCAATCGAATTGTTCGCTTGGTCTCGTTGTTGAACAACTTCATCGAAACGTGCGTGCGGTACATAATGTTGACCGTCCCCGTCGATGAACAATTTTGCGTCCAATTCTTTTGCTTTAGCCTTCACATGCTCTGTGACATTTTTGATCGTTGGTTCATCCAAACCTTTTAAAAGGTCTTCTAAATGATAAGCCATTTGATATCCTCCTTGAGTTTACGCCCTCCGGCTGAATCTTCTGTTTTGAATTGGAACAGTGAAACCAAGTTCAAGTCGTAAGGTGACAGGATCCCTTTTTCATGTATTATTATAACAGAATCGAACCTTTTTTACTATATTTCGAACCAAAGCTACCTGTAGACTAATTATAGAGAAAAAGATACCGTTCGAAAACGATATCTTAATAACTTTTAACAAAGTCCAGGTCACTGTATTTTTCGATCTTACCTGCGTTTAGATCACCATACCAAGCGTCTAATACATCGTTCGGTTCTCCATCAATCCAACCGCGCAACTCGTCGGCGATTTCTTCCAATGAGTTTTCGTACCATATAGTTTGGTAACACATACCATTAGGATGATCGAACGGACAATCTTCAATAAGGAACACTTCCCCATCTAAATCGCGACAAGCCTGACAAGTTCGACCTGGCGCGTGTACGGAGTGCCATTGAACTTTTCTGGCGTAAGGGTTCACTTTTCCCCATTGTCGAACGCCCGCGGTAGCGGAATGACTAATAGTAGTTCGAGCAAGTCTTAAAGCATTGTACTCTAAATTTTCATACTTGCGTGCAGTAGTTCGACCCAACTTTTCGGCGATTTGTTCGAAGTCCCACTCCTTACGAGCTTTTGGATCTATGTACTGTTCCAGCATTTTAGCCATGTCGACCGCGGACATACCACTTGATAGACCTTGCGTTACGATTTGTTGAACGTCATTCCCTGCGCGTGCTGCGTTTGACCAAACACGTTTAGACAAGTTCTTCCCGTCTTTGTAGATTTCTCCCTTAGTAACGGCTTCAGCGGCTTTACGGCTAAAGACTAAAGATGCTGCTCTTACGTTCTTTTCGAAATCTTTAGCAGTAGCATTTCCATCTTCCCCTAAAATGTTCAGTAAATGTAGAACCTGTCCATCAATAGCATTTTCAGCGGCTTTTTGGGAGTATTCGTGCATTAAGTGAACCAATACCTTGTGCAAGTCGTAAGCGTAGTCTTTATAGATGCGTTTAGGTAGGTACCCATTGCGTGACTTTTTAATCTTTTCAATAAGGTCGACCCCTGCGTCATTGAACGCTTTTAAAACGGCCTTCTCTTGTTCAAGGGTCAACTTAATATTGGTCTCATGTATAGCTTTTTCCCAGCTACTGAGATACCCATTCTTTTTCTCTTTGCTCAATGTTCAGCTCCTTTTTCAATTTTGCAGTAAGGCCTGAAATCTTATGCCCGGCGTTTTCGTCCTTCATTCGATATTGGTGGTAAAGGTTTTGGTTCATTGCTGCGCCCTTTTCTAATTCCTGCTTCATTTTCTTGCGGCAGTCATTGCGCAATCGAATTAGTTTTTCGATCTCTTTATCGCCGACATAGGTAGTGAACCTATAATGACACTTAGGACATTCAAAGAACCTCCACTCGACACCTTGTTGAATATGTTTGGAGATAATTTGTTTAGACGATAGTTCGAACTTATGTTCACAATGATCGCAGTTTACGTCAAAGACCGTTTTAGATTCGATCTTGGGCTTGTTGCTCTTGTTGTTCTGACGTACTTGGTTCTTCAATTGTTTCTTCTTGCGGTTTTTCATCTTGTGGTTCTCCTTGTTCGTTTAATTCTTCAGCTAATACAGGTAAAGCGCCGGCAGAAATTTCATCCAACTGCGCAAGTTCCTGCAATACACGTTCCCACTCTTTGTCGGCTTTTTCCTTCTTACTGAACTCTTCAATGTAAGATTGGTGACTTCGAACATTTGTCTGTACTTCAGTGAGCGCAGTTTGTTTAGCAGAAAGCTCGTCGCTTGGTAATGGATAACGGTGGTCAATGGTCAATGTCGTCAATGTTTGATAACTTGATTGAATGTCCTGTGGTAGAACTCCTAGGTCTACTCCTACCTTAGCGAGTATCTCTTCTAATAGTTCGATAAGCCATTCAATAGCATCATCCCACTCGGCCCACTTGTCGTCACATTTACTCATTAGGTCATAGAAGAGATATTGCATAGCAATCCCAGACGGCGCGTCTTGTACTTTTTCCGGAAGTGGTTGGTCCATGAGTTCGTACATGGCTTTTTTAGCCCCGTCTAAATAGTATTGCGCAGTAGGTAGGAAGTTGAAGTTCCCGGAGATTGTAGTGACTTGCGCCTGTCTTCCTCCAGCACCACCAATGGACGATGTAGGGTCACTCTTAATGTCGACCAAAGCGTTCGGCGCAATCTTCATTCCTTGAATAGACTTCGATGAACCATCAATGATGACGGGTTGTTCGAACATTTTAAATCGAAGGGAGTCCCTCATGTCACTAATAGTTCGGTTCGTATTGTCCGCGATGGTGATGAGGTCTTTGACGTCACTTGTTCCGTATACGTCATTAGTCAATGGTTCATTTAAAATGACCTTACAAGGGATTTGACTAAGTCCAGTTGGTGCCGAATCTTGGACTTTTAAAGGTACTTGAACCTTATTACCTAAATTGTCTTCGATTTCAATTAGCTTAGCGTCTTTTTCCTTGATTGTAGTTTGCCCATCTTCGGTCATGTAGATTTGGTTCGAAGTTCCGTCGGTCAAAGTGTAGGTGAGCCAGCATTGCTCTTCGACATCTTCGAGCGCCGTAGTGATACCGGAGTTCGAACTTCCCGATTTCATTTCATAACGGTAGTGATGCCATAATTGTTTTTCAGTGGACATTCCTTTCGTACGTTCATCCTGATACACAATGTCGACGGACAAAAGACGGGAAGGATCTTTAGGGTCTACTATATAGGAAAATTGCGGCATAGAGTAGAACTGAACATCTACAGGTTCTCCAGGGTTTGCTATAACAGATAATAGCACTCGCTTCCCTACTGTTGCATCTACCAAAGCTCGTTTACATTTGCTCCAGAACTTTGCGTGACCTAAAATGTGGTCGAACAATATCCGTTTATTTTCTGCTTTATCGTCTTCCTTGTCTACAATAGGATTGAAGATCAATTCAGGTTCGGTTCCCATCATAAAGCGCGCTTGCTTTTTAATGAGGGATCGAATGTAGTTACGGATCTCGCGGGTTGGTGTATAGTCAAGTGAATCTTCTTTAATCTTCCACGTTTGACCATAGTCTGCGTTCAAGTCAGTTACATCAAAGCCGTCGAAGTATTGGTAATACTTTTCGACCTCTTGTAGTTCCTTTTTGAACTTTTGATTCTGCGCAAGCGGGCTATCAAAGGACTGACTGACCAGCTCGTCGGTGTGAGAAATAGCTTTTGATTTTTTAGTCATGTAGTTTACCTCCTATAATGTATTATACACTATTTTATCTAATATTGTTTCCTATTATTATCGCGCGCCTTTACCTGATAGCACTTGGATTTCAAAACCAAAGTCGTCATTGATAATCGCGTCCGTCAAACACGCATAACGATTACGGTCCATACAGTGGTCATTCTCTTTAATGACTTGGTCTTTACCAACTTGACTAGCCTTGCTATCCCAGCTATAGGAATAATACTCGTCTATGTCGTGCGTGTTACTTGGATCTAAAGTAAAGCGACCTTCCGTCAATAGTTCGGCGTGGAAGGAAATACCTAAAGTGACGTCATTTCGCGCAGGGATAATAGGTATATTCTTTCTTACTATATAAGGATGCTTTTGTAGTTCGACAATCATCGCCGACGCTGAAGGGTCTAATATAATGTATTCAATTTGCATCCCTTTAATCATGTTCACTAAATCGTTCGCATACTCTTTGGTAGTCTTTTGAAGTATAGAACCGAACTGAACATTAGCATTGACATCAGCTTCGGTAAGTTGTTCTTCGGCTTCCCTACCGGAGTGGTAGTAAGACTGAATTAAATGATACCTTTTTCGGCGCTTGGAAAATCCATAAAGACCAAAGGTAGTAGCATTATAGATACCGAAGTCTCCAGCGACAAACAATCGATCGAACTCTATATCTAAGGTTCGAACATGCTGCTCCTCATTGAACATCGAATACACTAAACCATCCGCAGTTACCCAAAGACCTAAAATGAACCTTTTACGGAAAACGCCAGCATACATTTTCGAGTAGCGCTCTTTGACGTGTTCACTAAGGCTTGGATTATCTTCCATAGTAAAATGTAGATATAGAATACGCTTTTCGATTTGTTTGTCGATCCAGTTCTTTTTGAAATAATGATTTGGATTTCCTGGGTTACAACTGAACCACATTTTCGAACCTTCAACAGAACATCGACCAGTCGCCTGGTTGACAAAAGACTCCGGCATCAACGCAACCTCGTCACAGAAGATCCCAGCTAAAGTTACCCCTTGGATTAGGTCTTGTGAGCTCTCGTCTTTACCGCCGAAGATGTAGAAATAATTGACTATTTCTTTTCCTTTATTTATGTATCTAATAATAATTAGATTTTCATTGCGCACATCTTTGATTTCATAGCCGCGACTGACAAGCATTTGCTTCAGTGGTTGGATAACGTTACGACGCGCCGAGTGAATCGTCTTACCGCAGATAGCAAAGTTTTGTCCATTGAACTGCGTCATTGCCCAAAGTGTAAAAGACAAGGCCATCGATACAGTCTTCCCAGAACGGATCGAACCATCGGCGATAACAATGTCGAAGTCTTTGTAAGGCGAGTTATTAGTCCACCACGTTAAGAGTTGTAATTGTTTCTTACTAAAAGGTACAAAGTTGAATTTCGGTATCTTATTCCTTAGGCTCATTACCATCTGTTACTCCTTTTAGGTAAGCTCCTGTCTCGTCGCTAAAAGTTTGCCAAACTGATTTTGCGGCCTCGTCTAATGCCTGAACAAAGTTATCGCGAACTTCTTCAGCGCCATCACCTTCTCCTAGCTTAGCTCTTAGTAAAGTAATCTTTTCGCGTTCAATTTGTAGGCGATACTGAACCTCTGCCGGGATCATCCCGTTTGCCCGTTCTTGTCCTAATTGTGCGCGGTCTATAATGTTCGATAATACATCCAAAGCTCCCCAACGTATTTGCCCCTTTTTATCCATTAAATACTTATCAGGATTATCCAAGGCCATTTCTATAATAGACATTAGCTTTTCCCAAGCGGCATGATATTTGACGTTGACAGTAACTTTGAACCCAGCATACATTTGAGTCAAAGTGTCATTAGTGACGAGAGCCTTTTCGTCTTCGAACTGTTTTTTCAGTTTAACCCATTTACCTTTTGAGCGTAGGATTTCGACTGTTGTTTTTGACACGCCGTACCTGTGCGCAATTTCGGCGACATCCATGCCCCTAATAAATTCGATCTTCATACGCTCATTGCGTTCTTGTTTGGACAATTTTATCCCCTTATAATCGAACTCAATGACCTCGTCCATGTCGACACGCGCTTGCTGCTTGACAGGTTTACGCCCTCTCTTTTTGCGCGATACAGGTTTTTTAGTTTTAGGTCCATTTTGACTAACCATAAAAACCATCCTCCTTCTTATTTTAAGTCACTATTATTATACACTAAAAATCATCACAGTCAAAGTCTCCTAGGTAATACGGAAGCTGATAAATTATAGTTCGAAATTATGAATTAAGATTTTGGGTATTTTGAGCTAAATTTCCCGAACTTTTTGCTCTTCGGTTTTTCGAACTTTTGAACATTTATTTTCGAACTTTCGAACAATTGAACTTTTCGAACTTTTATTTTCGAACTTTCGAACCATGTTTTCGAACTTTCGAACTATTGTTCAGTTTTAATGGTTCAGTGTTTTCGAACTATTGTTCAGTTTGGTTTTTCTAAAATTGTTCAATCGTGTAAACCCTTGGTACTACTGTATTTACAGGACTTTGAGAATTGGTTTGTGGAAGTCCCTTTTATCCCTGCTAGTTTGGTTTATTTGCTTAGGTCTAATTGCTAGTTAAATGTAGTCTAATTACTTATATATCTAGTAGTATAAAGGGTTTAAGTTATAGATAGTTCGAAATGTTTATTTAGCGCGCATTTGATTTTTATTGATGTATCAACGTTTTGCGCGATTTTGTTTTTGGTACCTAATTAGTAGGTAGATAAATACTTTTAGCGCACTTTTCGTAGTTTTTAGTGTGTTTTGATGTCTTTTAATTGCGCGTATTTATTGCGAGGTCAAAAAAAAATAAAAAAAAATCAAAAAAAGTTCGAAAAAGGGTTGCGTATTACCCGGTAATATGTTATAATTAACTTGTAAGTAAGATAAACAAAGAAAAACAGGAGGAACAGAAAATGTTCAAATACAATATGGTAGACAATAACGAAATGGTAATCAACGTAATGGTAGAAGCTAGTCCTACTTCAATTACCCAAATTACATTTTTCAAAAGTAACGACCTTACTCAATACGCTAAATTGTTCTTCGCAAATGGTAAAGTTCGAACAATTAGCTGGGGATGTTCAACTTCACTACTAAGTAAAGAAGTCAAAGCTACTTTAGTAAATGCTAAAGAATACTTGATCGAACTCGGTGTTGTTAAATGGCATGATAAAGGATATAACTCACGTATTGATTTTATTAAATAATAGATAAGGTCCTTGCGGCCTTATTTTTTTTTATCATTTACGGCGCAAAATAATTGAAAAAAAAAGTTCAACTTTTTCGAACTTTTTTGATAAAAAGGGTTGACTATTACCGGGTAATACTGTATAATATAGTTGTAAGTAAGAAATAAAGAAAAAGAGGTAAACAAAATGAACTTTGAACAACTTACAAGCGTATTGAACAACACTTACATCATCGTCACTGACAAAGAAGAAGCAAGCATTTGGACTAGCGGAAAAGCAAGTGACGTGATCCAAACTAATGGAGGACAAAGCCTTAAAGATAAAAAGGTACTCAAGTTCGAACAGCTTAGTGAACAAGACCTAATTGATTGGGACATGGATCCAGAAACTGACGCAGCTTATGTCGTAGTTGATTGCTAATAGGAGGAACTAAAAATGAAATTTGAAGTTAGAAGTGAAACATATTTTACCGCCGAAGAACTTATGGAAAACTATGAAGTAGATATGGAAGAGTTAAATCCATACTATAATGAAGTAGAAGATAAAGTATTTGTAGAAGTTAAACACATTGCGCCGATTTTTAATTTTGGCGAAAACATTGAAGCCGAAATTATTATTAAAAGTCGCAATGGTAATCCCGTAATCATTATTGATGAAGGATTATAAGATCCAAGTTTTAGGTAAGGTCATTAAGGCCTTACTTTTTTTTGAAAAAAAAAATAAAAAAAAGTTCGATTTTTCGAGGTTTAGGAGTTGCGTATTACCCGGTAATATGGTATAATGTATACATAAAGTAAAACAAAACAAAGAGGTAAACAAAATGGAAAAAGTTCTTAATTTCGCATGGGTCACTCCTAAATGGACAGACAACCAAAAAGGATATGAGTTCGGTTTCGAAAGCATTAAAGTAAAGGAAACTGAAAAACAATACAAGATCATCGAAGTAAATCCTAACTTGTTCTTGGACTTCGGTTCAGTTATTAAAAAGGATGAACTATTTAAAGCAGTGAACAAAGCTAACCCTATGACAGAAGTAGGAACTACTATTGTCGATGGAAGTTTAGCAGACGCTAAGTTCGACCTTATGACTAAGATTACTGCGAACATTTCATTCATTAACAAACAGATCCAAGTTCGTGCTAATAGTGAAAACTTTAAAGCGACTCGCTTACTAAGTGAGCTTGAAGACTGTACTAAACAACTTGCAGCACTTTACAACTAATTAGGAGGAAGCTAAATGAATAGCAAGAAACTAACAAAAGACGAGGTGAAAAACCTTTCGCACGAGGATCTTATGACACTTGGAGCATCATTAGTAGTAAAGCATTTGGCGGATAGCTTAGAAAAAGAGGAAGAAAATGAAAACAATTAAAAACGGTGGTGACACATTTAAACAAGTTAAGACTATTCCTAGCGGTTATCAAGTATGGAACATACCTTCAATTGGTGAAGGTTGTGTTCCTTTGTATGTTCCAGCTGGTGAAAATAAGGTAGACGTTACTTCATTGCGCTACTTACAATTGACTGAAAAGGAAGCTAAGATCCTACACAATGCCGCAGGTTATGGACTTCGTTCACTCGCGGACGTGCGTAAGGCTTTAGCAAGTAAACGCAAAGGACCTACAACTGAACGTCGCAAACGTCTTGCGGAACCTGCGCTACCAATTTTTGAAAAGTACACAAAGGAGACATAAAATGTTCATCGTTCGATTGTTTGCGAAGTTATTGCTAAAAGTGCTAAAATGGTTGCAAGGATTTGTCGACCAAAGTGGATTATATTAGGAGGAAAATAAGATGGTTATTTTTGATAGAAAAATGGAGTTTACTCCTGTCGATTTCGGCGAACGTGCTACAGAAATGGAGCGTCAACGCTGCTGGACGGAAGCAGCATATTACCAACAACTTGCTAAGAAATTTAATAGTTCAGTATGTATGGAACATGCTAACAAACTACTTCAGCGACACGCGCTTTTGAGTTAAGGAGAATTATTATGCGTAAGATCAATAAATTTAGAGTAGCCGTAGCGTTAGGAGGTGTCCTCCTTTTCGCTGCGCTTGTTTGTAATATCGCGATGCTGCGCGTGCAGGTTAGTCAATTACAAGTAGAAGTGAACCAACTAGACAAGCGCTTGGAAGCTATACACAATACACCAAGTGAACAAGTTCGATATCAAAGAATGTTAGCTAAAACAGTAAAGGACTAAGCTATGGCTAAAAATAAAAAACGCAAACCAAAACAAGGTAAGAAGTTTAGACCTAATATTGCGACAGTAGTTCGACAAGCACCTAAAATTAGTTATCGCAAAGTAACTTGTAAATACTTAGCGGATACGGACTCTTTTCAAGTGTACTTGGATATGACGTTAAATGGTACCCTTTTGCGCCTACTTGGATTGATTGACCCTAATCAAAGTTATGACAAGGGTATTCGAATATTTACCAAAACGCCGCAGCGCTGGATGACGTGTACGGAGGTTCAAATCAAAAAGGAACACGCGCCCGGCTTGTTCACTGTACTGACTGCTTACTGTCATACTATCGGCGATTTATTAGACGACGGCACGGACGTGCAGGATCTACCGCAAGGTCTAATCTACAATGAAGGTGAGGCCTTTAAAGATGACAAGTGTATTGAGTTATATAAAAATGTAAAGGAGGCTTCGACTATGCGATGTCCAAAATGTAATTCGACTTATATAGGTCGAACCTTTAAATACTCAGGTACGTTTATTATGACGCAAACTGGTGAACAAATTAGTGACAACCTTACGCCCGTTCCTAGTGGTCAATATTGGCGATGCTTGGATTGTAATGCAAAAGTTCGAAAGGTAGGTGACGTTGATGCTTGGGACGATTAAAGATCAAAGTGATGTTAAACTGTTTGCTAATCAACGCGAGTACCTTAGTACGGACAAGGGACAAGGCTTTATCGGCGCTGATGGATCCTTGCTTCCCGTTGTATGTCTAAATGGTAAGGTCTTTCAGTTTTCACGCGAGCAGCTTATTGACTACGCTTACGAACAACTTACGCAAGAATAAGGCTTTAGCGCCTTATTTTTTTTTTCAAAAAAAGTTCAATTTTTCTGCGTTTAGGGGTTGCGTATTACCCGGTAATATGTTATAATAGTTACATAAAGTAAAACAAAACGAGGTAAACAAAATGAAACACTATAAAGAATTAAATGCACTTCGAAACAAAATTAGTGACGGACGTTCAACCCGTGACTCCATTGCTCGAGCAGCTGCGCAGTATGTATCACTATTCCATACTAAAGACGAGTTAGCTATTGAACTAAACGAATATAAGAACATTCACTTTGAACGTTCATTACCAACTATTATCACGGATCCTATTGCGCAGTTCGGTAGTAACTTACCAGGTGACCAATTGGTATTATGGGACACTTATAACGCCGACCTACCTCGCGCAACATTTGAAGAGTATGTAAAGGAGATAAGTAAATGAAATTTCACGTCTACTCCGCAAAGTATTTCGAAGAAGAGGACGTTCATACGCACTACGCAGACCGACTGAACAAAGTTGGGAAGGTGTCCTACTACTGTGAACGGGATACAGGTAACCCTATTATCGAACTCGAACTTAGTTCACTAGAAGACCTAATTACACTTTCAACTGAATTGCGCGTGTCCCTAAAATTATCACGTCCATACAAAGAAGAGGATCCGTTCCAACTTTGGATCGTCGACGGCTACATGGAATAGGAGGATAACATGGAAGATAGATACAACATTGAACCAGCGGATATACTGAACTATATCGGTATCACTAATACAAAGGATCCAGACTTTTATGATTGCTTATTAGCCCGGCTAGTAAGCTCCTACACTGCTAAAGAACTTGCGTACCGTGGAATTTCCTTTGGCGTTTTCCTTGCGGAAGTTCAAAGTCAATCCCTTGCGTACTTAGGACAATAAAAAAGACCTATTCATTTAGGTCTTTTATTTTTGCGATTGTAGTTTAGTTAGGTAGTTCGCTAGATCCAGCGCCTCCTCTTTAGCGTGCTGCAGGAAGTCGTCTTTGTTATTTTCAGCTAATGTAGTTCCATACTTGCTTACACCTACAACACTACGAGACATGAGCTCGAGCGCCGTATTTAATACAATAGGATCCAGTTCAGTAACGTCAATATAATCACGTCCATTGACCGGCGCACTGAAAGTCATTACCTCCCCATCCGGCTGGACAACGTAAACGGTATTCCCTTTATTCACTTTCCCTTTACTCATTTCTATCCTCCATCATTCGATTGAACTGTCGCAAGGTCATTGCTATATACTGTTCACCGTTGTCTCCATAATCGAACACTAAGGCGCAGTAATCTTTTTTAGCAGCGAACCGCTCTTGCTCATTTTTATCGAACCATTCTTTTTTAAGGCTTACAGTTTTTTGAGGCTTCATCACTGTTTTACATTCAATTAGCATGTCGTCCGTAATGACGTCCCCTTTATAATAATCCGTAGCTCCGGAGTTAGGCTGCACTTTGCCACCTAATTGACGAGCTACTTTTTTCTCCTGACGTGCGCTAGCTCTGCGCGTCGGTATAGCTGTTTTGCGCGTGTTTTTCATGGCAGGTATACAAGGAGACCCAAAGTCCCATAAAACGTGATACAGCTAACGACAGACCCCAAAAACAATGCGATAGGGCTACGTCCGTCTTCCTGCTTACCTATTACAAGGTAAGTCATTGCACTAGTCAGGCAAAATGCAGATAGTACGAAGACGCTAACTAATATTACCTTAATTATAAAGATCATCTAATTTCTCCTTCACTTGTAGACCTAGTTTAGATCTAATAATCTTATCCCCGGCTAGCACTTCCTCCAAAGCTAGGACAGTCTTATCGCGCAAGGCTAGTACCCAAGTATAATGGTACCCGATGTCGATCGCTGCCTTGCTTAGTGGAATATCGTCCAGTATACATAGCCGAATGATCATACGTTGGTTCTCTGGGAAACATTCAACTAGCGTGTCGATGTATCCTATGAACTGTTCAAGTTGTTCGAACTCTTCGCCCTTGTCGTCATTAGCTAATAACCAATTGATGCGGGCGCGTGCTCTTGTGTAGTCACCTCTTAGGTCGAGGATCCGTTGGTTCATTTGTCTGCGTTGTTCGTTCATGCTTTAGGTTCCTCATACTTAATTGTCTCACACGATGCGTCGACATAAATAATATCGTCTAATCGAAGTAGTATATCGGTAGCAATAACGTCACCATTGATGTCCGAGTTGTAAGGTGTCAGTCTAATACTTTTATAATTAAAAGATTGAGGACTGTCAATATAATCCTCAATCTTGTCGACTGCTTCATCATAGTCGTCAATGGTGTCGAATAAAGCTGCTACTTCTAAATGAGTACCGTTAACGTAGATCACATGAAATAACGTCTTTATTCGTTCCATTTACAACACTCCCATCTCTTGTAGCGTGTTCAGTACACTGTCGACCTTTTCGTTGATAGCTAAGTAATTTTTTAGGTCTTCCAAGGCCGTCGTGGGATCGTTCTTGTTTACGATATCTTGGATAGCATCACGGAACCCTTTATATTTTCCTTCAGCGATAGTAGTCTCTTTATGAGCGTCCATAAGTCGACTTGACGCTAGGGCGAAGCAAGCTACAAGTTTAAGGTTTTCCGGATCCTTAGTCTTTAAAGCACGTTCAGTGATAGCTTCGGTAATGTCTTCGAGCTCCCCTAATGTAAACTCGACTTCGATTTCTTCGTGACCTTTGCCACCAATACGAGCGCCGAATTTTTTGCTACGATAATCTTTGCATTCTTTACACATTGTTCAGTCCTCCTTTATGGACGTGGGCGTTTTGAAGGTGTTGGTTTTTTACGAGAAGCACGGACGGAAGTCTTTTTAGGAGGATTTACCATTTCTTGGTACTCGGCTTCAGTAATTGGTTCCCAAGTCTCTTCATCGTACTCCTCAGGCAAGCGTTCACCCTTGCGCAATACGTTTGCTTTACCGTCGAGTACATAGAAGAAGTCTTCTTCTAATACAGGACACATAGCATTGAGGTACTCTTCTTCATCAACAAGGATGTCACTTGGATCGTCTGGATCATTTTCGTCCTTCTTGTAGTAGTAGTCATCTTCCTGATTGTAGAAGTAGTAGGTTTTTGGTTCGACAGGTTTTGCCGCTGCGCGTGCGCCTTTGCGTGGCATTCTAATACTTGACTTAGGTTTTTCTTCCACGTCATCGTCTTGCTCTTTAGCGTCTTCTTTTGGTTCGTCCTTAGGAGCAGTCTTTTTGCGACGTGTAATGCGAGTAGGTTTTGGATCTTCATCCTCGTCCTCGTTATCATCTTCGTTCACTTCAGGCTCTTCCTTAGGTTCTTCCTTCTTACGACGGCGTCGAGTTGGTTTAGGTTTTTCCTCTTCCTGCTCTTCGTCCTCGTCAACAGGTTCTGGATCTTTGGCTACGGTTTTACGTCCACGGCGCGCAGTTTTAGCTGGTTTTTCTTCGGCTACCTTCACTTCTTCTTCGTCCGTACCTTCGCCGTAAACGAATGCTTCATTCTCTGTGACGTAAGTCGCAGCCATGTCAGCGCGGTGAGTCAAAAATGATAGCGGGTTCCATTTGAACGTTTCACTGCATGCTGCCAATGTAGCGTAGGGACTAATATCATAGGCTCCCATGTGCCAGAAAATAGCTTGCGCTTCAAATTCGGTCAACTGAATGAACTTTTGTAAGTAGAACACTGATTGAGCTCCATGTCCCATTTCGGCTTTTTCCTTATTGTACTCGTAAGCCTCATAAGCTTCCCAATCCCCATTTTCGTCCTTGCGCCATTTTTCAGTAATGACATAGCGATCGATTTTGCATAGGTCGTGGAACAAAGCTACGATAGCTACCGTCTCAGGGCTATAAAGCTCTTGCCAACCTGCGCCGACAGTATTTTCCATTTCCCATACCAAGCGGTCATAGACGTTCAATGAGTGTTCAACCAAGCCACCTTCATAAGATCCGTGATAGCGAGTGCTAGCGGGGGCAGTGAAGAAGTCGGTCTCGTGCTCCAACCACTCCATTAGGTTTTCGATACCGTCACGTTCGATATTTTCGGTTACAATTTTTTTGAATCGTTTAATGTTTGTCATTATGTTTTTCCTTTTCCTTTTGGTAAATTTGTTCGATAGGAGTTGAACCTCCGTACTGAGTGATTAGGTTCTCTAAGTAACCTAAATTTCCTGCTAATAAAATTCGCGCCGTTGGTGATTTGTTCGCCATGCGTACCTCCTTCAATTGTTTAATGTAATATACACCAAATTCCTTGATTTTGTTTACGACAAGTTGAAAATTTTTAATAAACAAATTTGAACGCCGACGACATCTGTATAGAGCCCGGTTTTAATACCTTCGACAATATCACCGATAATCGTCATTCCTTCGAACGCTGAATCAAGTGAGTAATTAAAGTTCGATTTAATCTTATTGATTGTAAATTGCTTCACATTTACTGTCGACTCTTTAGCGTTTTCCGTACCTAAAATTCGACTAGCTGCGGCAAAATTATTGTATAGCAGGGTTAGGAACCCAAGGACATTGTCCTGCGTTGCGATAAGCGTTTGGACGTATTCAAAGGCTCGTTGAGGTTCATACCTAATAACACTATCCACGGCCTCAAAGACTTCGAATTGTAGATCCTTGTGAATAAGGGAGTCCACGGCCTCCTCGGTAGGTAATTGAACCCTACTAATTTTATCCAGCTCGTTTTCAATACGGGAGTAATCGCGATCACATAGTTCAATAACTTGCTCCAGTAGGTTAGCAGGAACTTTGAACTTTTTCGAAAAATGGTTCATTAGTTGGGTAGTAGTCATTCGGTCAAACTGAACGACATGGTCACTGAACTGTTTTAGAAATTTACTGCGGCCGTCGATCTTTGTGTAAAGTAGGATCAACGTGCCGTATTTAATGTCCTCTAAAGACTTCCACCTCGATTCAGTAGACAGGAAGTCCTTATCATCCCGTACCGCAAAGACCTTGTCATTAGCTACGATAGAACGTTGAGTCAATGGACGTAGAATAGAGGCTACACTTGACTCGCGTTTGACAGGTGTTTTCATTTTTGCTAAATAGACGTTCATTAGTCCAATTTCTTCGCCAGTAAAAATGTAGAACGGAAGTAATCGATCTTCCTTAATATGAGTCATAAACTCCATTAAATTAACCAATTTCTTGGACCTCCTTTACGAGCTTGTTCATTGCGAATAATTTGTTCTTACCTTTAGTCGACACGGTACCCAAGCACTTAGCAACTAATTGAAGTAGACCGTAGTTAGCTAATAGAACTTCGGTATCTTGGATCTTGCGATTTTCGAAGCCGATATAGTTCATCGCAATTTCTAAAAATAGTTCAGGGATTAGGGCGTCTTCCCGGGTGTCCGTGTCTTTCAGTTTGAACCAATCGACCATCTTCAATGCGTTACTAGACGAGGCTTCGAAAATATTGTCGTAAAAGAACTGAACTTTTTCCAAGTACAAGGCTAGTCCTTCCTTGCCATGGTTTTGAACAAGATATTGAACTTGTCCAGGACTACTGAACATCGGCGCCATCTTTAGGATATCCTTACTAGATTTCACAAAGCGCTCTAAATAGTGGGATACTTCGTCAGTCGAGTAAGGAAGCAAGGTAACAACCCAAGAGCGCGAAATAAGTGTATCCAATACATCTCCTTCGGTATAAGCCAGCATGCAGATATGAACGTTCTTAGGTGCCTCCTCCGTTACTTTTAGGAGGCTATTTTTTGCTCCTATGGACATCCCTGCGACCTGTACGACGAACAAAGTAGGTTGAGCAAGACTTGAAGCTAGTTCAATCATGTCTCTAATATCGTCCACTTTATTTTCAATGAAGATACAATCATACCCTAATTCCTGCGCTACATACCTTGCGAATGTCCGTTTGCCCGATTTTTTAGCTCCTACAATGACCATTGAATTGGGAAGATATTTTCTTTGTTTGACAAATTCTTTGGCTTTACGTTGCCCGATAAAATCGACCATGCTAGTCCTCCTGCGTCATTAGTAAGATTTGAGCTTCTATAATTGGCTTAGCGTTCGGTTCCCATTTAATAACGGAGTTCAATCGGTTCATTTCCTCCAGCATCCACAAGAGCAATGAATAATCGACAGTATTTTTCAAACGTGCCAAGTCTGCGCCTAAATGATTAGGCAAGGAAGTGAACGAGATATCTTGCGTAAGTGCGTACTTACAGACATCGACAAGGAAGTCGGTATAGTTGCGCATAGTTAGTTTCAAGTCTTTACCGGACATAAAGAAGTCATCTAAAGTGCGTAACGCTGCTTCGGTATCGTTCGAAAGAATGGTATCTGTTAGGGCTACAAAGGTCTCATAATCTGGCGTACCTAAGGCGTTAGCTACTTCTTCAACAGTGATGTCCATTGTGTAGTCCAGGACTTTTTCCAAGCGTGTAATAGCATCGCGCATTCCTCCATTAGCTAATTTACCAATGAACGCAAGAGCTTCCGTGTCCCAGCTATACGGCGCGCCTTGTTCACACTCCATTTCTAAAATGTACGCAAGTTGGTGAACGATGTCTTCGTTAGGGATACGAGTGAAGTCAAATCGTTGAACCCTGGACATAATGGTTCCAGGTATTTTTTGAGGATCCGTAGTACATAGGATGAAGATAGTTCCAGCAGGAGGTTCCTCGAGTGTTTTCAATAGTGCATTAAACGCTCCAGTCGAAAGCATATGAACCTCGTCGATGATGTAAACCTTGTACTGACTGTCTAAAGATTTGAACTTACTGTCTTCGATAATATCGCGGACGTTCTCCACTCCATTATTAGACGCAGCGTCGATCTCAATTGGCGTACCCTGTCCCTTGTTCACGTCTTTGGCGAAGATACGCGCTGAAGTAGTCTTACCCGTTCCAGCTCCTCCGCAAAATAGATAGGCGTGTTTTATTTCACCAGTCTCTAATTGATTGATTAGGATTTCCTTGACGTAGTCTTGTCCTACTACGTCACTGAATTTTTTAGGTCTGTACCTGTTAGCTAAATTGATCAAGTTGGTTGTCCTCCTGAAATTTTCAATAAGTGTTGAGCGGTTCCTTCTACCCATGGATCAGTATACGGTAACCCCATACCCGTATTACCATCGAATGTTCGAAAAGCCTCGTACCATGCGGATTTTCTAAATTCGTTTGGGTGAGCTTGTATTAGGTCGTAAAGTTGGTGACTCCATCTATCATACTGCGCGTCTGTAATAAGGTTCACGTTTTGGCGATAGTAGAGATTTGAATGAACTAAAATTTGACGTTGACGCCTATTGATTAGTTCAAGTACCTTTCGGTCTAGTTGAACCTTCGGTCTGCGCTTGATAGGCTTGGAGACCTTAGGTCCACTAGGACGCGAAAATAATGTTCGTTGAGCCATGCTATTGCTCCTCGTAAGAAATAGCCTCGTGTACGTTGGTCATTAAATCATCGAACACTTGGTCATCATCTCGTAGGCGTTGAACGATTTTGGACTTACCTTGGAACTTAAGGTCGTCTCCGTTTTCGTCCTCCAGGATCTCACCTGTGTCAGGGTCTACAATACTGAACCAGGCTCCTGTCTTGTTTACGAAGCCATATTCAATCGCCACATCTACAAGGTCACTTTCGACTTGAATACCATCGTGGTAAGACAAGGTATATTGAACTAGCTTTCTATCTGGTTTAAAGGCCTTGGTCTTTTCGACAAAGGCTTCGACCATATTACCTGCAGGGTTACGAGCAGAACGGTTCACTTTTTCACCCTTTTCGTCAATGAAGTCCCCTTTGCGGAACTTGATACGCACGGCGCAAGCATGCTTCCACATCTTACCGCCGGGCGTTGAGTACGTTGAATACATACTGTTCAAGTCCTCGCGGATTTGGTTGATACCTAAGAAAATAGCATTGTACTTAGTTAGGTAGGGCGTTACTTTTCGACTGAACTCCGTCAACGGCGCCGAAATACCTGCGTAAGCCTTTTTAGTGAGTTCCTCGTCCAGTAAGTTCTGGCTAACCATGTAAGGAAGGGAGTCTAAAACAATAAGACCGACTTCTCCTGTATCGTACATATCGATGACATATTGGAGGATCTCTTCTGCGGAGTTATGTTCCGGCCGTACAATCCAAAGGTTATCCACGTCCACGCCTAATTTCTTAGCCCAATCCGTGTCCAATGTATTTTCTAAATCCAAGTATACAATTTTCAGTGGTTCCTTGTGAGCATCCAGGCGCATTTGGATTTCCTTGATTTTAGTTTTGTTCGAACCTTTTGCGTTTTGAAGCTCCTCTAGTTGAGCATTCAAATCCTCCTGCAACTGTTCCCACTCTTCCTGGAAAATGTACTGCGCATTTTTTACAATGTCCAAAGCCGACGTGGTCTTACCACTTGACTCCGGTCCAAAGAACTCAATCACACGCTTACGAGGTAGCCCGCCATAGGTTTGATAGTTCATTATAGGAGTAGAAAAGAGAATCCTCGGTAGGTTTTCCCTCTCTAGTCCGTGAACAGCTACAAGCGCTTTGGAGTCCTTGTTCCAATCTTGCATAATCTGTTCAAGTTTCATTAGAAATCTCCTGTACTTCCATGTCCTCCGCGAGCTACGTTCCCTAAAGAATCAACGAATTTAAAGTTCAATTGCGGTTGTTTTTCCTGGATACGGAACTGAGCAATGCGTTGATCGAAGAATAGTTCAGTGTCCCGGGTTGCGTACCATACGGAGAACCATTCATCCGTATCCCCTTTGTAGCCTTCGTCAATAACGCCACTTGATACAAAGATCAGTCCAGTCTTTTTGAACAGACTTGAACGAGGATGGAGGATAGCTTCATGTCCTTTAGGTAGTTCTAAAGCAAAGCCGTGCGCAATCTTAATACTTTGACCAGCTTTAATGTTTAGGACTTGCGCCTTTTGAAGAACGGTTCGACATTTTGCGACCTGTTCCTTGCTAGCGTCCAAGTCCGTGATGGAACTAATACGGACATCAACCCAATCTCCTGTAAATTTAAGTCGATCTAGTTTAGGGTCAATCATCTTTACGGCGATTTCTTTTTGCATGTAGTGTTACTCCTGTTGAATTATATTGAGTGAGTTCGATATCATTAAGTCTAAATTGGTGAACTCTTTTTAGCGAAGCTAATACTTTATCCGCTTGTTCCAGTTTAGACTGAACCTTTTTATAGGCTCGTTTATAGGCCGTCTCAATGACGATCTCGTTCATTACCAATTTGCGTGTCTCGGATTCTTTGTCCGGGATTGTTTTCCCTACCGCAAAGGCGTAAAGGTCGTCATATTTTTCGCGACGGATCGCAGCGCTTGCGTCCATCTTAATACCAACGAGTTCGGCTCTATCAGTAGTGAAATACATAACGGTCGGTAAGTAAGCTATAAAATAGTTCAAATCTTCCGTGGACATGGATTGAACGTCTTTCAGTAGTTCCTGGATCTGTTCCATTACATTGTCCAAAGGCTTAGTAGCTTTTTGAACTACTTCGTCAACTACGACATTGACAATTTCACCATAATCTTCGGCGTTCTTCGAAGCCTCAGTGAGTTCGTCCAGTCGTACGTCAATACGAGGTAGTTTAGGCTTACCCATCTTGCTTGTCCGCTAAATGTTCCTTGAACGCTTTAAGAACATTTTCAATCGGTATTGTTAACCTTGTGCGCTTTTTGAAGTAAGGTACAGAATAGCCAAGTTCTGTCTCTACCGTTGGATTGATACTTTTCTGTCCTAAATTTCGTAGACGAGTAAGTCGAGTCATAGGGTACCATTTAATCATAGCGTGTTTAGGGAAGTAAACAAGTACACCCCCTAAAGCATGCTTGCACCGGTCTGCGATGAATAGTTCCTGCCATTGATGTTCACTAATATTCGAAAACGGTAAGGAACTTGACTGAGTGGTTTTAAGTTCGACATAAACTGTTCCGTACTCTGTCGCAGCGATAAAGTCACAAGGGTTAGCTACTCCCCTAAATCCGTTTGTAGTATCGTACAGACGGGAAAACCTGGCTTCATTACCACAAAGTTCGGTACCCTTTTTGAAGTCCTCTTCGAACATTTTACCAGTATAGGTCATAGGCTACGTCCTTCCTTTCTGCAATACGGACAGTAATTAGACGAGCAATAGATCTTAGGACTTTCACCGCGTTCTACATACTCTTCGCAAGTAACTAGCTTGTCTAATACTTGTTCCTTCATAGCGTCCGTGATATGATAGGTATAAGCCTTTTTCTCAAAGTTGTCGCGGTTCTCGTAAAGGAATAAAACGTCATCGACACCTAAACACATACCATAGCAAGTTGCCTGCATTTTGTGTTCTTCGTACGGCTCCGTATGTTTATTGAACTTGAACATCGTCTCCGTCTTAATTTCCATGATGTACGTCTTACCTTGCCATCTTACAAGGCCATCACATAGGAACGACAACTGAAGCAGTTCGTTCTTACATTTCGTCTCATACTCATTTTTGACGAAGTCTTTGTCGACGATTGTACCCTCTACAGGATTTTCCTCCAGGTACTCGGCTACATCTAACCACTCAAAGTCTGGATCCGTTTTAGACAGGCGTACCATGTATTCCTGTAATACTTCGTGTCTAAATGTACCTGCTTCACCCATTGCGATTAGATTGTAACTCGCATTATCTTGTAAGGCTTGTCCAGTACGTTCGAAGTACATTTTACGCAAGCAACCTCCAACGCCACTCGGTTTGTAGTAGGTTGAAGGTGTATAAGGTTCTTGCGTGTTTTCGATAATATGAGTAAACTTGTCCACGAAATTGATAGCAGGTTCATTCACTTTTTCCGCTGCGACCATTTTAGCTATGCGGGACAGTTTATTGCTCATTCAGCGTCTCCTTCTTCTTGTGTAGCTAAGTAGTAGGTAACTCCATTAGCTTCGATTTTAAGACATAGTTCATTTCCAAAGTAAATGTCAAAATGATCTTCACTTACTGTCGCTAAAATGTCGCGGAGTAGCAAGCTATTGATCTTACAAGAGAAGTCGGTTCCTTCTTCTAGTTTAGTGTACTTGACAAGCTCTTTGGAGCCCTTAGTCGTAATGATTGCAAGTTGTTTAGGACCGAAGTCTAAATGAACAGTTCCTTTATCAAAGGCCGTCATAAACAAGGTCAAGCGTTCCAGGATACTTTGAATCTCTGCGGTAGGAAGTGTAGCCTTACCGTCGAACTCCTGCGCGTCCATGATGCTCATGTCCTGATAATCTTCCATGCCTTCCATGATACGACCATAGATTTCGATAGTGGATGTAGATACATAAATGTATTCATCATCGAACGTCCATAGGTAGAGCTTGTCTTCAGTAATGGACGCAAGTAGGCGCATAAGTGGCGCAGGGATAAGCAACTTGGTACCGATGTCTTGGATGGGGTTCAAACAAACTCTAATAATATCGGACGTGATTGCTTGTTTGTGATCTAAGAGGTAACCTGTGTAGACCCCGTCAGCGTTACTTTTCGAAACCGCGGAGTCATTGACATTAGCTACATTGTAGAACAAAGAAGACTTGAGTAGCTTCGCCGAACCTTCGTCCAGCTCCTCAGGCAATTTGTCGTCAAATGACGGATAATCTTCGTCCCCTGTAACGATGTCGACTTTATAGGTTCCGTTACCCTTAACTTCTAAATATTCACCTTTAGGTGTGAGCGTTACGGTGTCCACGGTAGTTTTTTCGATCAATTTACCGAACTGTTCGGCTTTAATAATGACGTCAATTTCTCCTTCGGCTTCAAGTGTATAGCGTAGCCAGTTCGAACCATCGTATCCAGTGAATGTCACTACTCCATCATAGCCTTGGATATACCAATAACGTGTGATCTCAAGTAGCTTACTTGCGGACAAGCGGTTCAGTTGACCTACCGCATCCATAAGGTCTTGCGTCTTAAACTTCATGCTCATAGGGAGCCTCCTTTAGTTTTTAGTTTATACTTTAATATACACCAAAATCACTGAATTTGTAAACAAGAAAAGGACTTATTTTTCGATAAGTCCTCAGTTTTCTAAAATAGTCGGTTCTGTTTGTGCTTCGGTGGCGTGTACTTGTAAGACTTAGCCCAATCCAGTAAGTATTGACAGTTGATCAGTTCGCGTGCGATGTAATTCTCTGCGAGCTCTTCGATTGTAAATCCTAACCCAGACTCTTCAATCAATTTTAGGATACTCTCCTGTATTGGCTTAGCTAAACGGTAGAAGTTTTCTGCGCCTCCTACTTTGCGAGCGAAGCTAACAATACCATAAGGTGTCATAATATTGCCCATTGCTCCAGTAATGACCGCTGAAGTTGAGTCCGCAGAAGTGAACGGAAATTGTTCCAGTAGAGGCAAAGCCGTTACACCAAATCCGTGAACCTTAATTTCAGGGTTCGAACTCTTTTTGATAATTTCGAACACTTGCGACATAAATTTCATTCGGTCGTTACTATGTACTCCCACAAGACCTCCAAGTCCCATGTACTGAACTTTAGATCCGTCTTTATGTCGATGCGATAGGATCCGTTCTAAATACTGCCGAGGTTCGCCGATGTGAAATACCGGTATGACTTTATCTTTGTCTAAAACTCGATCGTACATATACAGGTAATTTTTCCAAGATTGTTCACTTGCGTCGATTACCTGTTGTCGAGTTGCGAACTCACCCTTGTCACCCGGGATAACGTCGAGTGAGGCAATGACTGAAAATCTACCGTCATTTTCGTTTAGATAATCAATGTAGTCATCTAAATCAATGTTCACGTTCCTTGTCCAAGCGCCGTACGCACTTGAGTCGACAAAGACTTTGCCAGTGAACTCCGGATGGTTGTCTGCGTACTCGAACCATAATTTTCCTGTCGTGTTGCGTTCATATTTTTGAGTGAACAATCGATTAGCGTTATGAGACATTAGGAAGTCTTCTATCCTACCTGCGCAACCTCCGGCGAAATATAAATCAATGCTCATTCAAAAGGTACCTTTCTGCTCTCGTATTTACTTACTAACTTAACGGCTAGCGTTGTAAATGGAAGGATAACAAGCTCATATCCTGTCTTAATGGCTACTTGACTAATAGTCATTATGATTAGCGTTTGGACAGGCATTAGCCCCCAAAATGCAAGTGGTAGGAAGACAAGGCTATCCACTAGCTCCCCCATAAGACTGGAGAAGATCGCACGAGCTCCAAAGCCTTTGATTGAGTCTGAGTATTTACGTTTCATTTTAGCGAAGATTCGGTCATTAACGAAGTCACCTATAACGAACGCAAGTAGGGATGCTACAAGTACGCGAGGGGTACTCCCTAACACGGTTTGAAAAGCCTCTTGATTTTGCCAATAATCAGGCGCCGGGCTTTGAATAACGGCACTAAAGACTAGAGCTGCGAAGAGGTTCGCTGCGAAACCGAAGTAGCACGTCAACCGGCTCCAGCGGTATCCGTACACCTCGGACACAAGGTCGGATAAAATATAGGTAATAGGGAAGATGAACACGGCTCCCGTCATTGTGATGTTGAACGGAAGAAGTACCTGTTTACTTGTAATAATGTTACTTACAACCAATGCCACTACAAAGAGCAAGGTAAGGACTAATTGAAGCTCACTGACCAGTTTTTTACGTTTATAGGTTTTTAGCATGTTCATCTCCCTTACTTCTTAATCAACTGAAGCAATTCAGCTCGCGCAGAAGCGTTTTCTTTGAAAAGTCCACGCATTGTAGAAGTAACAGTAGTCGCACCATGTTTTTTGATCCCACGTCCACTCATACAAGTATGTTCAGCTTCTACAATAACGGCAACCGCTTGAGGGTTCAACACTTCCTGGATAGCGTCTGCGATTTCTTGTGTCAAGCGTTCTTGTACTTGTAGGCGTTTAGCGTAACCCTCTACAACTCGACCGAACTTGGATAGTCCAGTGATCTTATCACTTGGAATGTAGGCGATATGAACCTTACCAACGAACGGCGCCAAGTGATGTTCGCAAAGGGAATTGAACGGGATATCCTTAACAAGAACAAGATCCTGATGATCTACGTCAAAAGTCTTTTCTAAATGTAGTTTAGGATCTTCTCTATATCCTACGGTATGTTCAGCGAGTGCTTTCACAAAACGGAACGGAGTATCTTGTAGTCCGTCACGTTCCGCGTCCTCACCCATTACTCCGAATAGCTCCCTAAGAGCCAGTTCTGCGGCATCCAGTTTAGCGCAATCCTCGATAGAAGGTACAGTCGATTCAGGGTTACCTAAAATAGTCGACATCTTTTTAAATTGTTCAAAATTCATTTTATACTCCTCGTTTATTATCATATACCAATGTATGTAGCTGCGGCAAAGGTCTTACGTTGTTGAACGCAGGATCCTGATATACTTTGTCCCATAGCCAGCCCAATTTTTCCAATAGGCGACCGCTAATACTGCCTTCCTCGTAGGCGTTTGCGTTACCTACTGAAAGATAATTGACAGGACGTAGCTTATCCTTAAAAGTCTCAAACATATTGCGTGCGTAAGCTAAATCTGTATCATCGAAGATTACAATCTTAAATGACCAGTCTAGTCCTTCCTCGTTCAATCTGTCCACAATAGCCTCTAGGATTTTCATATTAGTACGCATACCACTTGAGGGTGGTTTTGGACTAATAGTAATATCACTGACGTACTTGAACCACTCTTGGAACCTTGTTCCCTGCGTCTCCAGTCCAAACTTGAACCCCTTTTCGCGTAAGATATCAATCATACGAGCCATAGGTTCGTTCAGTAGTGCAGGGTTCCCGCCTGTAAGCGTTACGTGATTACAGATTTGTTCACCTTTATCATTGAAGGCAAGTTTTAGGATTCGGTTCGCTGCTTCTTCTCCTGTAATGTACTCCGGTTCGGTCGTACCGTTCCAAGTGAACGCTGAATCGCACCAATTACAATGGTAGTCACATCCTCCAGTTCGAATGAAAATGGTCTTTTGACCTATAACCATTCCTTCGCCTTGGATTGTAGGACCGAAGACTTCCATCACAGGCATTTTTTCAGGATCACGGACATTGATTCTAATCTTACCTCGTTCAGGTTGATTGTATTGATTAGGCATTGTCCTGCTCCTTGTCTAAAATGTCTTGGACGGTAATGACTTCGTCCTTGTCAATGAACGTCACATTTTTATAGAGTGCTATTTCTTCCTCAGTGAAGATTTCGTAGTAGGTACATTCTGCGCAACCTGTTGGCGTCTCCCATAGTTTGATTGAGTCAATACGAGCGTATTTCCACATCAATTGAGTAAGCGTCCAAGTAAGGAAGCGGGACATATTTTCAGCGGTCGTTCTAAAACCAAAGAGAACTCGTTTAGTGTCCACGGCATTAGCTAGGGCGATTGGTTCATTTCCTTGTAGCAAGGTAGCGTGATCCAAACGGTCAATGAACTTACCTGCGACTTGTTTGACGTGATAGAAGTCAACGACCATTCCCTGACTTGAACCGTCTTGGATATTTTCCCCGGCTAAAGAAATTTCGACCTTGTAGGTATGTCCATGCAAGTTGGCACATTTTCCAAAGTGACCGACAAGTTGATGTGCTGCGTCAAAAGATAATGTTTTAGATACTTTCATTTTTAGTTCTCCCTTACTTCATATTCAATAGGATCGTCAATACCGTTGATTTTAAATGCGTTCAAACGGTCAATACAAGTAGCACATAGACCGCAAGCCTTTTCGTGCCCCTCGTAACATGATCGAGTTAGTTCGTAAGGAGCGTCGACTTTTAGACCCGCAGCTACTACTTGCGCTTTATTAAAGTTCAATAATGGAGCTAAAAGATGAACCTTGTGTCCAGTTCCTTGGTAAATAGCTTCATCCATTGCTTCGTAAAACGCTGGCGTACAATCTGGGTAAGCCGAACCCGTAGCGTCATCACTGTGAGCACCGTACCAAACTTCATCGGCTCCGCGACTGTACGCAAGCGCAGCGGCTTGGGATAACATAAGTCCATTTCTAAATGGTACATAGGTATCGACAGTTCCTTCGCCATTTTCTTCGATAATTTCTGCGTAAGACTTATGGGAAATTTCTCCGTTACCTTGTAGAAGAGTAGAGTTCGAACCTTTGAAGATTTCAGGTGATACTGAAGCTTCGACAAGTTCTACATCTAAGAACTTCGCGACGTTGCGTGCGTTGTCTAATTCATTAGCATGCTTCTGTCCGTACAGAAAGGTCAATGCGGTTACATTGTTTGCTCCGTACCGGGCGACCGCTAGTGATAGACAGGTAGTGGAGTCGACTCCTCCACTTAATAAAACCACTTTTTTCATGGTGTCCTCCGTTTATTTTTATTCATAGAGGTCAAACGAGTGTAAAATCTCTATACTTTATTATACACCAAATTTCGCCATTTTGTTTACCACTGCTTCAAAAAAAATAAGGACAAGACTGCCCTTACTCAAAATAATGATCATAGATTTGTCCAGCGATACCTTGTAGGATCAACTGAACAAGGACTTGACCTAATACCGCTTGGAAGTAGAGATCCCATGGAACAGTATTTACTCCTAATGGACTTAGTCCAAGGAATACCCAAATCCCTACGTCAACGACTGAACCAATCATCGAACTTAATGAACGTCGAACGCCGAATGTATATAGTCCTTTAGTAACGTATTGACCAGCTACGAACGCAACTCCACTAGCTAGGACTAACATTAAGGTATAGTTCAAAGAGATACATAGCAGCGCAGTAAGGAACAATAGGATCCAAATCATTTTCCCTGACACTTTAGGGCCGTAATGGTCTTGGATAAGTGTAATTAGTAGGAACGAAAATCCCATTAGCCAACTTGATGGCGGTACAGTAAGAGGTCCAATGTTCAAGGGTAAGAACCATACTGTGACTAGCGTTCCTAAAATACCTACCAGTAGATATAAGATTGTGTAAATGTTCAAGAATTTTTTCATTAGAATAATTTCCTTTGCTTTTTATTTTGTAGATCGTTCAGTTCATCCGTAAGTCGTGCAAGTTGTTGACCCGGCTTTAGTCCTAGGAGAGGAGCCTGCTTTTGACCTACGAAGTAACTGTCGACAGGTTTGTAATAATGTCGGTTACCTAAGAAGATGACGTCCTCTGTCTTGTCAAAGGATTGAAGTTGTTCAGTGACCATTTGACTCCACTCTTTGAAGAAATCATCTTCCCTTAACGGTACCATTTTATCATAAGGTTCAATGACTAAGTCTGCTGGAATAATTCCATACTTAGCGCTCAATATATATATATCGGCGTTTGGATAGAAGACTTGGACATACTTTAATTTCTGTCGAAATAGAATACCAATGTAAATGTCAATAGCTTTAGCGGGGACAAGTTGTTTACTCTTACCGCACGACAAGATAGCAATCATAGTTCAATCTCCTGTCCGTACCAACGGTCAACGATACTTGGGTCACATTTCATAGGCAAGCTAATAATATCCTTGGCGGCTTCGATCATAACTTCCGTCAATCGTTGCGCCCCTCGTTTTGCGTTTTCCTTAGGTATCTCCCCTAATAACTCGTCATGCACTGGTATCATTAAATGGAAGCCAAGTTCCTTCAGTTCTGGATCATTGTGAACTTTAATCATAGCGTACTTCGTCATATCCGCTGCGGTTCCTTGGATAACGGAGTTTAGACATTGGCGTTCAGCGTCTGCTATCTTACCGCCGTTATCGTGGATCTTAATACCTTCTTCCAAGGCACGTGATTTGATCTCGTTACGCTTTTTGAACCCCCAAGCTCTATCCAACTCCGCCCAATATTGTTCAATGATATACTCAGGTACTTCCGTAGATCCTTCAGCGTCTCCATCGAAGTCTAATGGGTCGAAGTTTTCGTTCTTACTTGCGTCTATATATTCAAAGGTATATTGAGGCAAGCTCATGTCTGGGAGTCTTCTGCGCCGACCTGTAGCCGTCTCTGTGTAGCCATAATCGATAGCATGTTGTTGAACGAAAACAATGTAATCCGCTACTTTAGGAAATTGCTTGAAGAAGTCTTCCATAACTTTAGAGGCCTCTTTGACGCTCACGTTCATTTGTTCGGCAATACTTGCTGCACCACGTCCATACATTAGACCTAATAGAACGGACTTGACGTTGTTACGGCGTTTTTTTCCTTCTGGGTTTGTGGAACCGTCAGGGTTAAACTCCAAGCAATTTTCATATTCAGTATGATACAATTTCGAACCAATTACGGCGTACAAGTCCAAGTTCTGTTCATAAGCGTGGATCATGTTTTCATCGCCACTCAACTCGGCGAGTGAACGAGGCTCCTGTTGAGAATAGTCACTACCGATGATATAGTGTCCAGGGCTTGCGGCAAAGATTTGTCGAACGACGGCTCCCTCACCACGTGATGGGATGTTCTGTAGGTTAGGACCTTCGCTGGACATACGTCCCGTCTTTGCGCCGTACTGTTTGAAATTAGTGTGAACACGATTGTCAGGCTTAGCGAGGTACTCGTCTAATGTCATGTACGTCGATACCAATTTTGCGTACTTGCGATACTGGAGCAAGGCTTTAGCGATAGGAATATCCCATGCTTTAACAATGTCGACCCCTGTTCCTCGAGGACTTCGATCGTCGTTACTCTTTAGACCTAAAATGTCGTAGAACAGGATCGCTAGCTGCGTGCTACTCGAAATCGAAACAGTCACTTCCCCCTTACCGTTCAGCGTTAGCTTTTGATATTGTTGGAAGTTAATAGTTCGAAGATCTTCAATTTCCGGAGCGTACTTAGCTACTTCATAATTGAACAGTTCTTCGGCTTCCTCCATCTTTTGTTCGAACTCGGCTTTAATCTCTGCGAGCTTTTCCTCGTCCAAGGCTACACCATAGGACTCCATGTCGAACAAGACTTTAATCAATGGAAGTTCGATATTTTGGTAGACTTCACTGACCCGTTCTAAATTACACGACTTACATTCTTCGGTTCCTGGAGTAAGATATAGCTCTTGGAACTTGTAAAGCTCGTAAGTCTGTAGAGGGTCAAAAGCTGCGTACATGTAAGCGACGTCAGGAGGGATAAGACTAAAAGGTATCCCTTTGAACAAGTCATTGAACTTTGCGACTTCGGCGTTCTCGTCCTCTTTGACGTACTTAGCATGAAGCAATTTCAATGAGTGCGGTTCGTTTTCGTTCAGTAAGTTCGATGCGATGTAGGTATCCCATAACGGATCCGGCATGCGAATACCTAATTGCCAGAAAATGCTATTGATATCGAACTTACCTAAATGATACACGAACTGAACACCGCATTCAATCATTTCCTCAATGAACTCTTTCATTAGTTTTGGATCAATTTGATCTCGTATGCGCTGCTTCGTCAAATTGCTTCGATGGTTCAGTGGAACGTAAATGGATTTTTCTCCTTCGGTATATAGACAGACACCTACAAGATCTTCATGGATTGGATCCTTACCGTTCGTCTCTACGTCCAAGGCTACAACCCCGTTTTCGATACAAACTCCTATATAGTCATCTAGTCGATCTTCGTCTGTAACTAGCTCAAGTCTAGGAAGTACATCTTTCAGTATTCGTTTTGACATTTTGCGCGCTCTTGCGATTGCGTCCGTCAAAGCGTCACCACTAATATAAGTTAGTTCGACTGAATCCTTTCGGTTGCGCTTTTGGGATAAGATCTTTTGATCTCCTTTTCGACCTTCCCGTAAACGTACACCGAACAGACCTTTTTGCGTCATATATTTTCCTTTCCGTAAATAAAAAGGAAGCTACTGCTTCCTAGTTGTTAGAATCGACCGCCTCTGGTTCGAGGACCACTAGCAGTCGAAGGACCTCGACGTGTTACCGCAGGACGGCTATCCTGTCGACTGGAACCTGTGTCCCTACTTGAACCTCTACGAGGTGTTGGTTGGTTCGAACGTCCATTTGAACGTCCTCCTCGTCCATTTGAACGTCCTCGGTTATTGTCGTCTAAAGTAAATTTACCGTCGACGACGTCCCACATTTGATCTTCATTTAGATCTAAAATAAGGGTACCAAGTAGTTCACTTTTTTCTGGGAAATCGTCCAAAGTAGCTTCCGGATCTGGATCTTCTGGGAAGAACTCGTAGGTGGTACGTTGATCCCCTTTTTTACCACTTCGAACAATTTCGAACGGTTGTCCTACAAGAGGTCCGTATTTATTGATAAGCGTTACAATCTTAGAAACATAGCTACGACCTCTATCCCATGTTTCAACTTGATCTGTGTTTTCATTATAAAGCTGCAAGAACAGTTTTTCAATGCGTGGATAGCCCTCTGAACAAAGTGGACAATCCTCAGGATGAAGGCTCTCACCGTCTTCACTGATTGCATTACAGTTGATATAGCGACGACGTCCGTCGACTTCTGCTTCGTGGACTACAAAGTAATCCATATCCTCGCCGTCTTCGTCCTCATAAAGGAACGTAACGACTGCAGAATCCCTATCGTCTGCTAAACTGAAAAATCCATTGGCCGTTCCGGAACTGAATGAACCAGACTGGCTAATACTTACTCGACCCATATTCGGTCCTCCTTAAAAAAGTGTTTAAAGTGTTATAAGGTTTAAAGTGTTTTAAGTTTTCCTTATACCTTAATATACACCAAAAAGGTGCATTTGGTAAACCACTCTATAAAAAATTATCCAATTTTTTAGCGAGCGATGTTTTTATAGCACGAACGGAAGCTCGTGTTACGCCGATTTCTCTAGCTACCTCAGCGTCTGTCATTATCGAACCATTTTTAACAATGCACTCGATGTAGGCATACTGATTGTCCGTCAAAGGCAAAGTAGGTAGGGAATTAGCAATGTCAATAGCTGACCAATCCTCGTTCACTGCGTGGTTATAGAATGCGCTAAAATTGTCCTCTTCCTCGTTAGGAGTACCGCTCTCCCATTGCACGTCCAAGAACCAGTCTCTTTGCACAGAAGTAACCTTTAAAGCCCGGTACTCATTGCGCATTGTATTGTTCATTAGACGAGTGACGTAGGTTGCAAAGTTTGCTCCGGAAGTAGGATTAAAAGTATTCAATGCCTTGTCCAGCGTAGTCCATACAAAGCTATCCACGTCTTGTCGTGAAAAGCTAAAATATTTCTGTCCTATCTTGTGTAGCATGCCGGAGTAACGCCGGTACATGATAGCCAAAGCTCCATTAGGATCCACGGCATACAAAGAAAGACAATCACTGTCTGGGACAAAGCCTACGCATTCGACAGTATCGTTGACGAACTTGCTAGCTATTCTATTTGTAAGGTTGTTCATTGTTTATTCTCCTACAAGAATTTTGTTTTGTTTATAGTTATATTATATATTATCGTGTAATAAATTACAAGACTAAATCATTAAAATTTATTAAATTTGGACGGTCATTGATGTCCCACTTGTTTTCCCAAAACTCTTGCGGGTAGTTCAAAAAGTAAACAACCTTGCTATTTCGAAGTCTGTTCCGTATTTTCCTCGCTGCGGTATCTCCTGGATTGTCAGGGTCTAGTGCTAGTACGATTGTTCGAAAAGGCATTTTCTTTAGGAGTTCGAACTGGTTACCTCCTCCAACTCCCATCAGTGCTACCGCAGGGATCCCAAGCGTCCAAAGTGTCAAACAGTTGATAGCTGATTCAGTGACGTATAATTTCGAACTATCTTTGAACCGGTCTCTATACTTCAGTACCTCGTAAGCGCCATAAAGAAATTCAGTTTTAGGGTCACTTTCACCGTACTGGTGAAATTTTTGCCCTACGCTACGTCGGTTGAAGAAGACTGTATTTCCGTCCATGTCTCTAACGGGCATAGTGATACAATCGTTCAACTTGTCGTAACCAATATCAAAAAGTTCGATAATCTCGTCCGTCAGTTTACGTTCGTACATATACGGATGAACCCATCTGTATTTTTCTAGTTCCTCCTCCGGGATAATGTCATAAGACCTTTTATTAGGTACGTCCTTACGATTGAAGCCTAAATCTAATAAAGGTCTTACTTGTTCTTCTCCGGAAGCAAAATTGCGTTTGAGCCATTGGTTCCCGTAAAAGCCTCCGTCACTTTTATTGAATAAGTCACTAATAAACTCGTTCAGTTTTCCCGTGTAACCACAAGTGAAGCAGTGAACGGTTCCTGCTTCAATAACCCGTCCACCTGAGTAGGCTACGTCCCTGCTCATACCGCAAGAAGGATGGCGTTCCATCCCATTTCCGTGAAATGGGCAAGAGAATTGCATGTTTGAACCTAAGCTCTTAGTACGTCTAAAAAGAGTTTGACCGTAATCCTGTTCGAGTTCGAAGGTAAGTTTTTGAATAATTTGTTCACAAGTTGCGTCGATGTATAATCCGTTAACTTTCAAAATGCTTCAACTCCTTCCCTACTTACTTGTTTTTGAAGACGGTTCGAAGAACTGCGCGCTTTCAATGTAACTGGACTAGCATTGTCTTCCGTGTCGTCATCGTTTTTAAAACCTATAAGCGTATAGGTTCCGGTTGTGACGTCCCACATATACTCAATGGTCTTGTTATCTTCTCCGTACCGGTTTTTCACTACGGATAATCTTAAAATACCGTTAGCTTCGTCCCGTTGCATCGTTATAACTCGACTAGCGTTTTGACCAACTGCGTCACTCTCTGCGATATGTTCTAATTGAATGGTATCGTTCGTTCCGTCTTTCGCTGCACGTCCGGCCTGAACATTTAACACAATAGGGATTCCATACTTCGCCGATAGCTTGTAGAGGTCCATGGTGATATTAGCGTACTGAATACGCTTTTGTTCGCGACTAGGCACGGACTCGTTCATAAGGGATAACTGGTCAATACCAACTACTTTAGGCCTGTATTTTTGGATCATACTGTCTAAAAGAGCCGGTGTCATGTTACGTCCTCCAATCATCATCGGTGTTACGACGACAAGCGGAGTTTCACTTCCCTGCATTAGTTCGATATGATCTTCGTATTTTTGGAGCTCCTTATCGTTCCAAACGCCTTTGGTAATGGAATTGATACTGACGTTCGATAATAAGGTATCTATACGGGATCCAACCTGCATTTCACTCATTTCGCCGGAGTATAGTAGTACGGACTGACCATTTTTCCAAGCACTAGCCATCATCTTATCCAATGTCCAAGACTTACCTTGTCCAGGGCGCCCTACAATGACTATCAACTCTTCACCCGGTAACATCCCACCTAAAACATCGTCCAAGAGTTCGAACCCTGTCGGTACTCCTAACAAGTCTCCAGTTTTTTCCGCAATGTCCATCGCCCAATTAAAACGGTCATAGGCCCCTTTGGTCAAGTCAATACCGCCGACGAACTTGGATTGCTGGATCAGTTTTTCTAGTTTAGGTAAAATGTTCGAAACTGCGATACTAGAGTCCGTCTGCATATCCTCGGCGGCCTGCGTCAGTATAGGAACAAGTGCATCATATAAATGTTCTTCCCTAATCTTATCGACAAGGTACTGATCACTCTCTAAAATGTTCAGTAGTTCAAATCCAGGAAATTGTTCGAGGATTGTCTCGTCGTCCGGCACATTTCCGTATTCTTTAAAATGGTCAATAATGAACTCATACTCCGGAGCGTAGTCACTGAAGTATTCACTAGTGATCCCATTATTGTTCAGTAACGCAAGGCTCTTATCTTGTAAGACTTTATTCAGTACCTGAAGTTGAATCATTGTTCACTTTACCTCCCAATCTATGTCCCTGCGCATCATACAATGGATAGAACTTATGTCCAGGACTATCTCCTAGCCATGCTCCCGTATCATCCAAGGTTATGTAGTAGGGACGTACATTAGGACCCACCTTCGCCGTCTTAGGGCTACCTGATAGGTACCCAATCGAAAAGCCTATTGCTAAAAACGCAATGGCGCCGATAATTTTTACAATCGTATCATCGTTCAAACGCTTTTTGTAATTCCAAATCATAGAGACCTCTCTTTTCGTAAGTGTACGCAAAATCTAATAATCTTTTGTCGTATTGTTCAATTTCTTCTTTTGTTAGCAGTAAGCTATCAATTAAGTGAATAGATTCAATAGGCTTTAATAAGCAACATTTAACAACCTGTCCTCGAACATTTCGATAGATCATTGGAACACGGTTGACGTCTAATACTAGGTACCGTTCATCCGGATTCATTTTTAGCTACCTCCTTAGGTGTATATCCTCGAACATTTGAAGCGCCGAACTCAATTACCGTGGCCATGTCATAGATCCTACTATATAACCGTTCTCCTAATACGTCCTTAATTTGCGCATCATTGTAATTGGTTGTATAGATAGTAGCAAGATTATTGTCTACACGGTAATTCACTAAGTCATAAAAATGATTATAGGATACTTGCGTCAAGCGGCCAGAACCTATTTCGTCAATGACTAATAGTTCGCAATTTTTGAGTCGGTTCAAGTAGTCAAAAAATTCGACGCTAGTTTCAAAGTAACCAAAGTCGCCGAAAATTTCTAACATGGAAGAACTAACACAGAATACACCTTTAGTCACTAATCTTCCATCAAGCGCCGTTTCGGCGATATAACGTTGTAACAACCGTATCGCCCAACTCGTTTTTCCATTTCCTACAATAGGGCTAGTGATAACAATGTTCAATCCTTTTTGAACATTTTCAACGACGTTCGACCTATAATCCTCCAACCACTTCCAAGCCTCCCGGTCAATGTTCCTAGGAACTAAATTTTGTGGTTCGAAGTATTTTTTCGGTAAGCCAGATTCAGCTAATAACTGTCGAACCTTTTTCTTCCATATTTCATTTACATCCATTGTTCATCCTTCCTAAATAGTTCAGTTCGCCCTTAGTTTTTTTTTACTTTTTATTAGTTATTTTTTTTTAGTCCTATATAGTTCAGTGTATATAATATGGACCGAAGGGGGGAAAGAATATCTAGCTTACTAAGCTGCTCTAAAGCAGCTGTAAAAATGACTTTGTAAAAAAGTCTTTTTTACTAGATATACACCAAATTTCGCGATTTTGTAAACCAGTTCGAAAAAGATCTATAATTTGTCTATATTTTCCTAAGAAAAATTAGTAAAATCCTGAGAATTTTGGTTTACCGTCTAATAATTCCTCAATTAGCCACGTTCTTTTGAATACGGACAAGGTAATTGGGTTCGGTACATTAGGGCATACCTTATTGATACTTTTTTCGATACTTGAGTAAATAAAGTAAGATACTTCGACCCAACTATCGGCGCTTAGGTAATCCCGTAGCTTTTTCATTGTGTTTTGAAAATTGAACCAATTATAGTCAATACAATCCTGTTTGAACCGAAACCGGTACTGAACTAAAAAGAAATGACTGACTTGTTTTAGCGTTACTTCTTCGAACTGTTTTTCGTTTAGGTAGTTAGCTAGTTGATTACCGACGAACAGATAATCCTGATCTCGTTGAGGTAACGAACTAGCCGACTTACCGAACAGTCCTCTAGTCGTACTTTTAATTTCCTTTAAAATTAGACTAGAATTTTGCGTGTCCATTGTACGCGATTTTATGCGCTCTCTGCTCATGTAATTCTCCTCGTAGTGTTATATTACGACTTCCACGTTAAACGCGAAAATAGGTACGAAATATTAAGAATTTTTGCGGGATTTAGAGGACTTCTTCTTAGACTTCTTAAACCGCAGCGTATAGGACACAGATTCCACAATAGCAGGCTTCACCACGTCAGCGTCAAGTTGCTTGTTATAGATCAAGTCCTCTAATAAATCTTCATTGATTGTTGGCTTCATTACAATAAGATTTTGAAGAGCTTCCTTGTCTTTACCTTTTGTGTCCTTAATTAAATCTTGGATAATGCTAATGAGCATAGTCTCGTCCATGGATGACTTAGTTGTCGATGAACAAGTCACTTGCCATCCGTCGGCTTCTGCGGACTCGATGTCTTCGGTAAGCATGTACTGTTTGATCAGTTCCTTGTCATTTTTGACGGCCTTGTTGAGGATCCCTAGTTCGTAGTTATTTTGCGCAAGTTCCGGAAGTAGCTCAAGGAACTCTTTTTCACTTTTAATTTCACTCATTAGAATTTCTCCTTCATTAAATCATTAAGGTCTGTATCTACGACCTCTTCCATTGCTTGTTTGAACTCTTTTCGTTCTTTAGCGATTTGCTGGCGTTCTCCCCACATATGCTGGCGATTATAGAACGCCAAATCACCTGGCATAAGGGAGTCTCTAAACTTGATCAGTTTAGCTACACCTTCCTCGCTCCAGTAACGAGTTCGCTTTTGGTCTAAATCGTTACGGAACTTCGGTAGCACAAAGGGGAAATGAATATTATTTTCCTTTGCGTACTCGGCGGCGCCGTACCATACGCGAGAGATAGTCGTTTGACTACGCTCTACCATTTTACATACTTCCGAGATTCGGTAGTATTTAACTCCATCAATTACTTTCATTCAGTAACCTCCGTATCTTCTTACATTGTTCCGGACTCGGTAGCTTGTCCAGTTGAATGAACCTTTTCAGTTCCTTTTGGTTGCAATCTAAATGCGTACAAAGTTCTTCCTTTGTATACCTATCTTGTAAGGAAGGTATCGTTAAACAATGGTCAATAGGTGTCCAAGACTTGTCACAACTTTCAATCTTGCGTTTAGTGTCCTTCCTTAGTTCATTATATCGTTTTCTAAAAGCCATATCTTCTCCTATTTCCGTAGCAGTATATCGAACACGTTCGACAATTTATTTCGAAGAGGTTTACCGTCTACAATATAGTCGGCGAGTTCTCCCTTACTTGCTACAATGTCTTCGATCGTCTCGTCCATTGTGTCCTTACAAACTAGCGTGATAATGGACACGGTAGAAGTAGCACCAATGCGGTGAGCTCGATCCTCTGCCTGATCCTTCTCCCCTTTTGTCCAAGGACTATCCAGGAAAATAACGGTCGTCACCTTAGTTAGGGTGAACCCTGTTCCTAATGCTCCAATAGTACCGCAGATAATAGCCGGGCGTTTGTCGTTTGTAAATTGTTCAATGACTTCGAACTTATCGTCCGTCTCCCCTGTCACTAAATAACAAGGCGCTAGTGACTTAGCTTGTTTAGCAAAAGGGGTGATAATCTTTTCCCAATTACTGAACACAATTACCGATTGATCGTTTTCTATACATTCTTGGATAATTTCCAAAGCTCGTTCGAACTTTGCGGACTTGACCTTTTTAGTGGTCAATACTTCAGGGTTACCTGTAGCTTGGCGCAGTCGAATAGTCTCTGCTAGTGGATTGGTACTTAACATGACCTTGTCAATGTCTTCAATTAGTTTCGTTCGAACTTCGTTGTAGATTTTAGCTTGATCCTTGTTCATGTCGACGTACTCGGTCGATCGAATCTTTTCAGGTAAGTCTAAAACTTGTTCCTTGGTTCGCCGAAGCATATTGTCCATCACTAAATTTTTTAGTTCAGTTAAGTTGCGGTAGCCTGTTACTTGTCCAAAATTATCAAGGACGCAGTAACGTTCTTTGAACGCCGAAAAGGAGTGACGTTCTACTCCTAGCCATTTTAAGATGTTGTAGGTATCTACAGGTGAGTTCAGTAACGGAGTACCGGTAAGACCGATCTTGTAAAAACTGTTCAGTGAATGTAAAGCCTCCCCCTGTTGGCTAGTAGGATTTTTACATTTATGAATCTCGTCTACTACGACCATACCTATCTCACCTGTATTAGTAAGTTCCTTCAGCGCCGAAGTAAATGACTTGTCCCTAAGAGTTTCAATATTAGTGATAAGGAAATATTCCTTATGATCTAATAGTAGATCCTCTACACGTTTTTGAACTCCGTCAATCGTAAGGTTACCCTTGCGGTTTACTCGGCTACCAATGATATGAGCTTGCTCGTTCGAATGAATTTCAACTTCTTTAGCCCAATTCCATTTAAGGCCTGACACGCAGCAAACGATCAAACAATGATGGAACTCGTGCTTACGACTGACGGCAATGTCAATAGCTTGCTTAGTTTTCCCTAATCCCTGTTCATCACCTAAAAGGAAGCAAGGATGCTCCTTGGCGTACTCGAAGCTCTCTACTTGATGTTCAAAAGGTTCAGTCTTGTAAGTGAACTCACCTGGCGTCGCCTCTACAATTCGATTTCGACTATCGATGTAGGATTGAACATCTTTTGGAACTTCGCCAATGATTTCTAAATCCCAATACTCCAAAGCGTGTAAAACATCTTGGAAGTATCTAATAGGTACCTCAAAATAATTATAGCCTCGTTCTTTGATTTTAGGAAGCGAGGATAGTTGAACACCTAGTAACTCCTCGTCTTCCTTATCGTTCAAGTCTGGGATTGAAATGTAAATACTATTTCCTTTTTTGTGCATCCGGGATTTTTCGATTTTTAATTCGATCAACCCTTAGCTCCTTTCGCTGAGTATGCGATTAGTTCCATCGCAGTATCCAAGTCTTCTTCCCGTCTAATAGTAAAGAATCCGTCAATTGGCCAGCCGTATTTCGCAGGGACAATTCGATCGAGTTGTGCTTTCATTTCTTCCGGCATTGCACGAGTTAGTACGTTGATGCGGATTTTTGACTTAGTTTGGAAGATCTTCACAAAGTTGTATTGGTGAGCGTACTTAATGAACGATTGAGTCACTCCGCGACGAGACGCAGGGAAGTCATGCGCAATACGGTCTTCTAATTGTTTGGTGAGTGATAGCACGGTGTCGGATTTTGGGATACCACTCTTTGCGTTCTTGCGTTTTTCCTTAATCTCTACGACTTCGGTATCTTCCTTCTTGTCAATAGCCTCTACAACTACGACAGTAGTAGGACGAGGTCGACGGTTAGTACGTTTTGAAACCTTTGGACCTGCAGTAGGTTTAGCTTCTGCTTTAGGTTCTTCCTCAGGCTCTTCCTTTTCCGGAACTGATTGAACGGTATACCAACGTTCGAAGGTTGCCTTTGAAACCTTAACAGTCTCTTCGCTGCTAATGTTCAATAGTTCGACCTTTTGTTCCTTCTCGTCTAAAGATACTACTTTAAACTCTTTGCGGTTGCGTTTGTTCAAAAGGATTGTACCTTTTACAAGTTCGTTGAAATTTACTTTCATTTCTTTACCTCCAGGACATTGTCCATTTCTTTATTTTCTTTATTGTAACATATTACCGGGTAATATGCAAGCGTTTTGTTCGAAAAAGTTGAACTTTTTTTTTTACAAAAAAAAATCCAGGTACCGAAATACCCAGATTTTTCTGTAATTAAAGAATCACAAAGTAGATAAACAATGAACAATAATAGTATACGAAAATTGAACGAAATTGTCAATCGACTAAAAATAGAGTGAAAAACAAAATCCCGTAAGGACTGAACCTTACGAGATTAAGAGAAACAATATTTAGAAAAGAGCTTCCTCCTCTCTTTTTATAGATGCCAGTCCTCTGGCGATACAAGGTAGGTCGTGTGACCTACAAGTTCGATCTTAGTTCCAGCCGCAGGCATGTTCACTGCGTTTACTAAGACATTTCCGCTAGTCAAAATAATGAAGTCAAGTTTTGTATTAGGCAAAATTTGACTGTTCTTTAGGACTGCGCACGAGATTAGTACATTGTGCATAGGTCGAAAACCTTCAACGATTTTGCGACCAATTGCGTAAGTACCATTTCGATACGCTGTTCCAATAGTGTTCAAAAATGCGTAACACTCGCCCTCTTCATTACGTTGGAGATAAATCTTTTCTCCGTTCAATAGCTTGAAGTTTCCTTCAGCGTTTTCACTTACTTTAGGCATCTTGTCCTCCTTGCTTAGTAGTGATAAGCCCGTCAGGCTCTACGTTGAACGCTTCTTTGTCCGCCAAGCGTCCGTCTTCTAATAGCATGTAGTAACCGCCATTATAAGGAACGAACGTACTTGATTTCATGTCCCCGTTGGTAGCATCACAATAATACCAATTATCGTAATACTTGATCCAGCCGGTTTGCATGGATCCGTCGCGGTTGAAGAAGTACCAGGCTCCACCGATTCGCTTCCAGGACGTAGCCATATAGCCGTCCTTATCGAACCAATACCAATTTCCATCGGTATGATGTAACCATTTTTCAGCGTACATGTAGCCTGATTCATTGAAGTAGAACCATGCTTTATTGTCTTCGATATATTCGAACTGACCTTTTGGATAAGTTCCATTAGGTCGAACATACCAAAAACCAGTGTCGTCTTTTTGCCAACCACGTTTAGGTTCAGCGGCTTGCTTACCTGCGTCCGTTAGACGGTAAACGTAGAAGTAAGGACGACCAGCAGCGAGCCAGCGTTCATCGTGGTCATTTACGGAGATTCCGTCATACGCCCAATTACAGTGAATGATATTATCACTGTCAATGAACATACCAGTATGACCTCCGGCGCCTGATGAATACCCTTTACGACCCCAGATGAAGATATCTCCACGCTGAGCGTCCCAAGGTTGGTTTTCACTAATAAGTTCGTAACCGTTCTTTTCGAGCCATCCGTGCTCGTATTCAGTGTTGACCGCCCAGCCTGCTGAGACGGCACCCGCACTCATTAGAGCGTAGTAGATCGAACTTGAACAGTCATAAGAGTCTGGACCGTTTCGATAGTCCATGCTATAGGTCACTTGACCTTTGCGGGCTTGTATCCAAGCAACGCCTTCATCAATATTTACTCCCATTAGGCCTCCTGATCGTTTTCAGCTGCGGCTTCCTGTTCCTTTTGGTAGTTCTTACTTGAAACACCAAGGACAGTACCTGCGAAGGTAGCCACAAGAGCAATAGTTCCAGTAATAGCGCTTGTATCGAATTTATACAAGACACCCAAACCAGTAATCAAAGCAATCGCTGCTGGGACTACTACGGTGACGGTGCGCTTTGCTACGTCGTATTGTTCGTTAGATAGCTTCATTTGTATCTTCCTCTCTAATTGGTAATTCCTTGTATTTTTCAAACAAGGCTTCGACTTCACCATTTCCGCCAAGGTTTTTGTAACTTTCGAACAAAATAGATAGCTCTCTAAAGTGATCTAAAGTTGTATACCCTCGCATGACCTCTCTTTTTAGGTCGTGATAAAGACGGTAACGTTGAATTTTCCTAGTTCCGTCTTGTATGACGTCATTTTGGTGATTGATTTCTACTGTCCTTCGGTCGATCCCGTCAACCTGTCCCTTTAGGTCTCCTAGTGTACTTGAAATTTCCTCTAATACGCTCTTAGCTTTATTAGAGTGCCACTCGAAGAGTTTATTGACAAGGACAGTAAGTAATCCCGTACACGCTGTAATAATCGTCGTTAGGACGGCCGTGTCTGTTAGCCAATCCGGCATATCCTAACCCTCCTTATCCAGCGGCTCCAGCTTCTTCAGCCTTAGACTGTTCAGCTAAAATTTCATCTTCGATTGCGTACCGAGTTTCACGCAATTTTTGTTCGTCGCCTCGAAGTTCTCTACGATGCGCAGCGTAAAGGTCTGCGTCATGCATAGTCTCGGATACTTGCGAAACGGCGTTGGCGTCGATATTGATAATTGTAGTCTTAACGAGTTTCTTTTCAGTTCCTTGACCGACTGAAAACTCCGCTACCAATTGTCGTGTTTTTACAAGTTCTAACATCTTTAGTCACCTCCTTTCTATGAATTATTATAACATGATTTCATTCTAAATTAAATACGAAAACTAATATTATCTAAATTTAACCATTTATTATCTACCTGAGATTTTACCACTAAGCGCCCATCTGGATATACTCCTAAAATAGCATTTCCGTAGTCGTTATTCAGTGCCTGTAGATACATTGAACTTCGAGGTCTAAATCCTTCGGGAAGCATTGCGATAGTAGTCTCGGAACTGGTTGAACCCTTCCATAGATTACCCTTTAGATAAACGATTCCATCAATGGACTTGGTGTAAAAGGCGTCCCCATAGTTTGTATAGTGGTTCCAGCCGTTTTGAAGAACTAATTTTTGCCAGCTATACTGACTTAGTGTTGACATGGATACCATTTGAGTCCAAGGTCTCCAAGTACCGTCCACTTTAGCACGCATAGCTGCGACATTTGCTTCGAAGTCATAAGCTACCTGAACGATCCAATTATCGTTATGTTTAAATACTTGAACATGTTTCCATCCGTTACCACCTTGCGGGGAGTTAGATAAATTATAACCCATGTAGATCCCGGCGTTTGTTCGACTGTTCCAGTCACCACTTACGCTAAAGGACGTTCCGTTATTTTCTGTCAATCGATAATGTTGAACTTGTTGTCCACGAGCGAAGATATCTCCACCTGCGTAGATGTTACCTCGTGCGTCAATAGAGCCAGGTGTTCCTTGTTCTACAATCTTACCAACTCCTAGGCGACCGTCCTTGTCGTAGTGAAGCACTACGGATTCAGTTGCTACCGTAGCACTAAATTCAGTTGACGTAAAACGGTCTTGGATTTTAGCCTTAACTATGTAGGACTTGTCCGGCCCGTAGGTACCAGCTAAATTAGCGGACGAGTTAGTGAGTAGAGAAATAGTAGTGAACGTCCCTGACGCTGAACCTCTATCTTCCGTGAAATTAGTAGTGTTCAGAGGTGCCACGGAAAAGGTAATTTGCATGATGTTTTTCTGCGTACCTCCTACCATTATAGGTGCGACCTTAGCATTTCGAAGAGCTTGGATAATGGCAGGATTTTGACGAGTACGTTGAACGGAAAAATTGATAGACGG